GAGCCGAGAGAGGGACTGCTCCGAGGTCTCCCCCTCGCCGTAGCCTTGGGTCTGGGCGAGCCGGGCCGCCTCTGCCTGGTCGTCCTCGGCGGTGTCTGGGACGTAGCGGTAGCGCCCCTCGCCCTGCTCCTCGACGCCGCTGCCGAGGCTCGAGATGTAGGGGAGCATTGCCTCCGCCGCTTCCGTCTGCCCCTGACCCATCAGCTCCGAGTACTTCTGCTCCGCGGTCTGCCGCTTCTTGAGCAGAGCAGCCCTGGCGTCGGCGACGATCTTGGCCTTGTGCTGCTCGTCGAGCATGCGGGCCCGGGCCATCTCGTTCTCTTCGGACAGCTGCCGCAGCCGCTCGTCTTCCTTGTTGCGGCGGCGCGTCTCCTCGAGCTGCGCGCGCATCTGCTTCATGCGCTGCGCTTCGAGGAAGCCATCGCCGAAGTCCATCCCCCCGATTGGGGTAATGGGCATGAGGAACCGGCTGGGGTCGAGTGCCATGGTTACGACATCCCGCCTGCGACCTTGCCAAACTCGGACACGAGGCCGTAGAGCCTATCGATGTCCTTCTGCTCCATGCCCGCGGCTTGGAGCTGCGGCAGGATCTCCATCTGCCACTGCTGCTCGGTCAGCTCCTGATCGCCGTTGAGAACCCCTGCGAGTGCATTGGCGATCGTGCTCTGGACGGTCTTCGAGTAGCCAGCCGTTGCGTCGAGGAACGCCTGCTGCCGCGCCTGTCGCTGGTTCTCTGCGCCCTGAGACTGGTTGTTGAAGTCGTTGAGGCGCGCCAGATCGTTCTGGGATCCGCTGTTGGCGATCTCGGCTCCGGTCCGCAGTCGCTGGTCCTTGATCTGCGCCGCGTTGTTGGCGGCCTGTGCCTGGCTGTCGAAGTTGGCCCGCTTGTTCTCGTCGACCCGGAACGCCTGGTCGGCGCCGCTGTTCATGCGGTCGAGCGCCGTCTTGTCGGCGTTGTTCATGGCCTGGGTCGACTGCGTGTACCGGTCGATCTCGTTGCGGTCGGCGTTGTTGGCGAGCGTGCCGAAGGCGGTGAGCCCAGCGATGTTCGAATTCTGCGCCCCGAGCGCCTGGGTGTCGGCGTCGTTTGCCATCTTGCCCAGCAGCTCGTTCCGGTCGAGCTCGAGCGTGCCCATGTCCTTGCCGATGGTCCCAAACGTCTGGACGCCCTGGAGGTTCGACTGGAACGCCGCCAAGCTGGAGAGGTCGGAATTGCGCGCCTGGTTGCCGAGCAGCTCCTGACGGGCCCGCTGCTCCTGCGCCCGCTGCATCTCGGCGTCAAACGAGCGGTTTGCGCGCTGCGCCTCGATGTCCGTGATCACGTTGCCGACGCCCGACAGGGCCTCGCTCGATCCGTAGACGCCGCGCCCCGCCGCCTGGCGGTTATAGTCCTGGGTGCCGAGCTGGCGAGCCCGGTCGTAGAACGGGTCGAAGTTGGCAATCGGCATGTCGCCAAAAGCCTGCTGCGTCTGCCCGTACTGGGCGGCGCTCATGTTCTGGCCGTTGTACTGGCCCACGTTGCCGTACTGCCCGGCGAGCTGCTGGAGGTAGTTCTCGCCGCCCGTGCCGTTAGCCAGCGCCGACGAGCTCTGCCCGTACTGGCCCTGTGTGTTCTGCGGGCCCGAGTAGTTCGTGAACTGCCCGTACTGGCCCTGCGCCTGATCGTAGAAGCCGCTCGAGGCGCCCTGCGGGGAGAACTGCTGCGTGGCCTGGCGCGCGAACTGCTCACCGGCGAAGGGGTCCATGTACTGCCCCTGCATCTGGTTCCAATACTGATCGCCCTGACCCGGGCCCGAGAGGGTGCCCATGTTCTGATTGAGCCAGTCCTCGCCCTGCGTCGACTGTTGCGACTGCCCGGCGAGGTTCGCCATCGTGCCTCCGAAGGGGTCGTTCAGCAGACGGTTCTGGGTGTAGTTGAGCGCCTGCTCGCCGTAGCCGGGGTTGGTCAGGTTGTTGCCCGGGTCTTGCAACGGGTTGAGCGAGGTAGGGCGCGTCGTCGGAAACGCTGCTGCCGCAACGCCGGGCTGCTTGACGTTCGGCGCGGCGAGCGGGCGCTGGGACCCTCCCAAGAAGTCGCCCGAGATTGCATACCCGCTGGTCTGCCCCGTCGACACTTTCTGCGGCGTGGGGGTGAGCGAACTCGCCGGGGACGTGAACGGCGACGTCTGCAGCGGGGTTCGCTTCTGGAGAACGGTGGCGGTGCTCATCTCAGTACCTCCGTGCCGGCGCGGGCTGGCTCATCTGCAACGGTTGCGGCCCCTGCGGCAGCGGCTGCAGCCGCTGCATCAACTGGTTCTGCCGGTCTCGGTTGGCGAGGAAGGCCTCGACTTGGGCCTGCTTGTCGGGGTCGGTGCCCCGGTAGTTCTGCAGCTCGGGCGGCAGCTGCTGCGGAACCATGGGGTTCTGCGCCATCTGGGCGAACTGCTCAGGGCTGAACGCTGCCTGCGGCCCGAACATCTGCGCCATCGCCTGGTTCTGGGGGTTGAAGGCGAGCATGCTTTGCCCGAGCGCGTTCATCCGCGCCTCTTGCATCTGCTGGCGGCGGAGCTTCGCCTCGCGAGCCAGCTCCTCCTGCTTCTTCTGCAGCGCCTTCTCGGCGTCGCCCTGCGCCCCCGTCAGCTCGTTGAGCCCTGGGATCTTCGACCGCAGGTCCTCATTCGTGGCGAGGTTGTAACCCATGCCGATCGGCGTGATCCCGAACGCAGTCTTGCCGACGCTCTTTGCACCATCCCAGATGTCGCCGAATAGTCCCATTACATCACCTCACGAATCGAGAACCCTGAAGCGCTCGCGCACGCTCACGAGAAACAGCTCGGCGGCGTCCGGGAACCGGAACCGCCACTGCCGCCGCCGGTAGACGCCGAGCGAGCGCAGCGTCACCACGGGGTTCAAGTCGCCGTCCGCCACCCCGAGCTCGATGGTCACGCCCTCCCAGTTGCTCGACAGCTCGTCGCGCCACTCGAGCGTGCACGTCACGCCGTTGAGCGAGGAGGTGCGCTTGAAGGCCAGATCGACCGCCTCGCAGTGCTTGCGCAGCGAGGAGTCGCGATCGAGAAAGCCGCTCGTCACGTAGGCCTCGATGGCCGTGCCGAGGTCGGTCGTGTTGTCGAAGGAGAGCGTCCGGATGGTGCCGTCGGAGAGGCCCACCACGTTGAGGCCCCCATCCTGGCGCTGGTGGTGGCTCAGCACCGGGAACAGCGTCGGGCTGTCGAGGTCGCCGAACGCCCACTTGCCCCAGCCGATGCCCGGCTGGAACACGAGCGTCTGGGCGTCGGTCTGGAAGCGGAAGACGATGCAGTCGGCGAAGCTGTCGCTCACGCGGTAGCCGTAGCCCTCGCTCGGCACCGTCAGATCGTCGAGCGTGGTCTGGATGGGCGCGCCCACGTCCTCCCATTCCCGCCCGTCGCTCATCACCACGCGGGTGAGGTGGTCGAGCCAGACGAACTTCTCGTCGAACTTCACCGGCGAGTAGGCGGCGATGCACCCGACCTCCTTGGTGATGCTCGGCGCGAACGTAACGGCCGTGTCCGGGCTGAAGAGCTGGAGGCTGGTCCGCCCGAAGACGAAGATGTCGTTCGTGTTCTCGGCGGCGGCGACGATGGAGTCGGGGCGCGCCTCCGCCGTGAAGAAGCCGGCGGCGCCCGGGCTCGGCGTCCACGTCTCGTGCCCGACGTAGCTGACGATGCCCTGACTGATGTCCGAGTACCGCAGCTTCGTCTGGTCGAGCTGGGTGTCGTTGGCCAGGATGCGGCTGCTGTTGCCGATGATGTGGCTCGCCAGCGGGGGGCACCCGCCGAGAAAGCTCATCTCCTGGTAGTCGGCGTTGGTCGTGAAGTTCGGCGCGCTGAACGTCTCGGGGCGGATGTCGACCTTGCCAATCTCCGCCCCACCGGCGATGACGAGCAATGCTTCCGTCTCGACGAAAGTGGGCCTCGGGAACCGCGTGGTGGCTATGGCAGGCGGCGTCGCTAGGCGGTCCTCGTTCGCAGTCCCGGTCCCGACCAGTGTGGCCGACCCTCCGGCGACGCGGTAAACGTTGCGCCCGGCATTGTGCCCGCCTCCGGAGGCGTTCACCGTGGCGCCTACGGCATACAGGACGCCCGGGTGTGTTCCGCTCACCGTCGGGCTTCCCGAGGTATGGGCTACCCGGCTTTCCGTGAGGTACAGTCCGAGCACCCCGTTCGCGTCGACTGCAGTAGCGGGAGCGACACCCGTGTAGGCGCCGATGCCGGGGCGCTTTCGGATGACACCTCGAGCGTCGGCGAGGACGTTGAAGGCCTCGGGGCTGGCTCCGGCGATCTCCTCGCTGCTGGTCTCGAGAGTCGGACCAAAGAAGATGCTCGCGACGGACAGATCAGGCACGTCGTCCACCCCTTGTTGGCGAGGCAGGAGCCGCAGCGGTCAGTGCCGAAGCGCGCCACATCAGTCGCTCCATTGCGTGGTGTAGGACACCACCGCCTGCGTGCCGGTGTGCTCGAAGGCGTAGTTGACCGCCTCCTTCTTCTTGCCGAGCGCCGTCTGCTGCAGGAACGCGATCTTGTCGAGCGGCATCGAGCTGTCGACCGCCACGTACCAGGCCAGCATCCACACGAGCACGTCGAGCCAGTAGCGCTGCAGGTCGGGCGTGTTGCCGCTCGTCTGGTTGTCGCCGAGCAGGCGCGCAATCTTGAGCCGCAGCGTCCCCGCCTCGTTCGGCACGGGCCAGAGCGTCACCACGGGCGTGGCCCCACTGCGCGAGACCATGTACAGCTGGGGCCGGCTCGACTCGGTGTCCTTGGTCGTCAGCGTCTGCCAGGTGGCGATGTCGATCTGCTTGCAGACCAGCTCGCTGTCGGGCGCGGCGTCCGAGTGGAACATCGCGTCCTCGTAGACGTCGAGCAGCGTGTCCGGCATCGTGTACACCTCGGTGCCCGCCACGATGTCGAGGTCGTAGAAGCTCATCGTGCGCGCGATGAAGCCCTCGACCGCGAGGTTGTCGAGGATGAGGTCGAGCAGCGTCTTGCCGTGCGCGAGCTTCGCGCTGTAGTTGGCGCCGCTGGTCGTGGCCTCCACCGGCAGCACCCCGGCTCGCTTGTAGGCGAGCAGCACGAGGGTGGTGATGGTGATGGGCGTCGTCGGGGTGCTGGAGATGGTCACCGCAGCGCCCCCATCATTAGTGCCGCGTGCGAAGGCAGCGGCGTACACGAGCCGTCAGCGTGCCGCTTGAACCTCGGCTTCATCAGGCGCGCGTTAAGGCGCACCAAGCTGCGCTGGATCTTCTCGTGGTCGAACGTCAGGCGAGTGGTCGTCCACCTCTCGGTCAGAGGCGGGGCCCACTGATAACCGCAGTATCGACAATTGCCGCAGGTGCACATCCCGACGAACATCAGAACCCCGGCTTGTTGATGAGCGTCCCCGGGTTGGCGTACGTCGGGATCGCGCCGTTGTAGACCTGGCTCGCCGTCGTGCGCTTCGTCGCGCCCGTGTAGTCGGACCCCGAGCTCGGGTCGCCGTTGCTATCGGTGTCGGGTCTCGCGCCGTCGGCGGGAGACTGCGACCCGAGCCGCTGGGAGAGCGCCGCGGCCCGGGCTGCAGTGAGCTCCGATAGTGTCAGGGCATCGCGCCCCGACCAGTCCTGCTCGCAGCGGAGCAGGCCGTCACGGCCGCGCCGTAACGCGCTCCTCAGCCACATAGACCCGCACACGTCGCATTGCGACAGGTGCTGGCCCTTGCGGTCGATGGTGCGCGGTACGGTGCGTGCCATGTGCCTCCATTACGCCCCCGTGACGATGAGGCTCTGCGCGGCCGTCTCTTCGCCGCCGTAGTTCTCGTGGTTGCCGACCGTGGTGATGGTCGCTGCCCCGAGGACGATGACACCGGCACCACCCGTGCCGGTCGTTGCCGTCTTGTAGAAGTTGCCCGCGTAGTGGCCGCTGATGCCGCTCGTGTTCGCCGTCGTCGAGAAGCTGCCGCCGCTCGTCGCCTGCTTCTGCCGCGCGATGTTGTTGAGCACGAGGAAGTCCGTGCTCGCCGCTCCCGTGATGGCAATCATCGTCGCGGTCGAGTCGGCCACGATGTTGTTGCCCACGATGGAGCAGGTCGCCGCTCCCGTCACAGCGATGGGGCTGTTGGCGCCGAGCGCGAACCCACCGAAGTTGAGGAAGTTGCCCGCCAGCGTGCAGCCTGCGCCCGTGATGACGATCGACGCCGTCGCGGCCGCCACCCCGCCCACGATGTTGAACCCGGCGAGCGTCACGTTCGCCACGTTCAGCGCCAGGCTCGCGCCCGTGTGCGTGAGGTTGATGGTCGGGGCGTTGGTCGCGCCCGGCACGCCGCAGCCCAGAATCTGAGCGCCTGCCACCAGGTTCGCCCAAGCCGCGCCCGTCGTGGAGTACGTCTCGGTGTGACCCGGCAGAACGTAGACGATGTCGTTCTGACCCGAGCGGCAGCGCTTGAGACCCTCGTTGATGGTCGCCAAGAGCAGGCCCGAGGCGGCGAAGTGATCCTCGCCGTCCTGCGCGCCCGTCGAGCGAACGTAGGCCGCGACGCGCCCGCCCGGCTTGACGAGCGTGCCCCAGGGGCTGCCCACCGCCGGGAAGTTCGACACGTACGGCGCCGCGTTGCCGAGGAAGTTCCCGGCGAAGTTGGGTACGGTGCTCATTAGCAGCCCTTGCCCTTCTTGGTGCCCTTCGTGGCGCCCTTACCACCCTTCGGTGGGAACGGCGCCGGCATGGGCTTGGTCGGCTTGGTCTTGGCCATGGCTACCTCTCAGGCGTTGCTGAACAGGATGGAGCGGGGGTTGACCCAGCCACGACTCCACCGCGCCGTGATGGCGTAGTTCATCATGGTCTTGTCCTCGGTGACCCACGTGTTGCTCTTGGGCTTGCGCCGCCAGAACCACATCAGGCCCAGGTCCGCATCCGTGATGAGGGCCCAGTTCGTGGTCGTGTTGGTCCAGTATTTCACCGGGACCGGCGTGATGTTCAGGTCGCGGTTCACCACGTTGATGGCGTTGAATGCGCCCGGCGTTGGGTCGAAGCTCGACCCCAGCACCTCGCGCCACACGCCCCACTGCTGCACCGGGAACACGGCCTTCTTCGGCTCGACGCCGTCGATGAGCCCGTCGTGCCCGACCTGCTGCATGAGCTGCGCCGTCGCGATGACGAGCGCCGCCTTGCTCGGCGACATGGCCGTCGCCAGCATGTTGGAGTAGGTGCCGCCGCCCGGCAACGTGTGGCTCGTGCTCGCCAGCGGCTGACCGTCGGCGCCCACGTAGGAGCTGCTCGTGGCGCGCACCAGCACCAGCGTCGCGTCGAAGTCCGCCAGCTTCCAGAGCGAGCGGTTGTTCCGCTTCGCGGCCATCACGACCTTGTCGTACTTCAGGTCCTCGAGGGCCTCGTCCGACACGATCATCCGCTGCCCGTAGGTGCGGGCGTTGAACCGCGTGGGCGGCCCCTCGTAGATCGTCCCGACGGGGATGCTCTCGCCCTCGGGCTTCTCGCCCGCGAGGCCAGAGCCGGCCACCTCGTAGAACTCGATGTAGTTGTCGCTCATGGGCTTGACGGTCATCCACTTGGGGAAAACCGCCTTCGACCCCTCGGAGCCGTGCTCGTCGGTGTCGATGTCCTCGAGCGTCTCCTTGAGCGCGAGCGCTGCTGTACTGGTGAAAATCTCACTCATGGCTGGTCCTCATTCGACGTTGGCGCCGAAGATGCTCGGGTCACCCTGCTGCGGCATGTCGAGCGCGGTGAACTGCACTTGGAAGGTCACGTTGGTGGCGCTGAAGTCCATCGCGTCGCCGGCCTTGCCGAGACCGAGGACAGCGAGCTGGAGCTGGTTGGCGCCGCCCGCGGCGAAGTCCGCCACGTTGAGCAGCGGGTTGGCCTTCGGCTGACCGTTGCCCGTCGACAGGACGCTGTAAGCGATGCGCGCCGTCTGTCCGACGACGGCCAGGCACGCGCCCTTGGTGCCGGCGCCCACGACGGCGTTGGCGTCGATCTCGAAGATGTTGCCCGCCACCGGGATGACCGAGACGAGCGGGGCGCTGTCGCTGCCGATGCCGCCCGTGTAGGTCGTGCCCGTCGTGTAGAACGAGCCGGGCCGCGGGTAGCCGCCGACGATGACGCGGGGGAAGCCGACGATGATGCCGAACGCGAAGTCGTCGCTGTCGGTGTTCGCGCCAGCGCTGTCCTGGCCCGTCTGGACGAGGCCGATGGTGCCGTCCTCGAGCAGCTTGACGGGGTCGCCGATGTTGAGGTTCACGCTCGTGCCGGCGCCCACGACCGTGGTGGGGGCGTACGCCGTAGCAATCGGGAACGTGAAGATCTGGGGAGTGTCGTTGCCGCTGATGGAGCGGACGAACCGGATGCCGTAACGATGGTTGTTTGCCAAGGGTCGATCCTTATGGGTGAAGGGTCATGCCCGTCAGAACTGCCAGCGCTTCCTGTTGTCCTGCTCGGTGCGAACGGATGTGATGCCGCGGAACACACGCCTCTCTTCGGGAGAGAGGGGGTCGACGTCGCGGTTACGGATCGTCTCTTCGATCTCGTTGGCTCGCGCCTGACCTTTGCGGTCCAGGTCGAGCTTGTGCTCGAGCGGGCACTCCATGAGCACCATGCCCATGCTCTTAATGGGGTCGCCCTGCTGAAACTCCTGGTAGCCCAGGCTCGGGCGAGCTTCGCTCGGGTCGTACTGCGCGACCTTGTAGCCCTGAGATTTGTAGAACCCGACGTTGATGGTCGGGTCGTTGACCTCGCTCACCCAAACGTAATGCTTGGTGGGGTCAGCGCCTTCGAGGAACCCGCGGTTCGCCGTCTGCTCTACCGGGCGCGGCGGTGGATCCTCACGTTTGACGCCTCGCTGCTTGCTCTCCGTCGCTTCTGCCAAAACGCCTGCTCATCAAACCCACTCAGGTCTGACGAGCACGTCGTGGAAGGAACGGTGCCGCCGCGAGGATGTTGGCGCGCGTCCGACGGTTGGAGGCCGAAGGACGCGCACGCCTATGAGAGCATGGGGGCTAGCCCCCGTCAAGCTGTACCACGGAAGTAGTACAGCTCGCGGTCAAAGCATCTTCTTCTCGCGCATCCGCTTGCCGGTGCTGTTCACCCAGCGCTTGATCGCGTCCGCCTCCGACAGGTCGGGGTGCGCCGCCGTCGCGATGCGTCGGAGCTCGGGGGTCATCGTGACGCCCGCGTCGCGACTGCCGCCCCCGGACCCGCTCGACGGCAGCCCGCTCATGCGGCTCCGGTCGCTCGCCGACGGGGCCTTCTTCGCGCCGAGCTTGAACTTGACCATGGCCTCCTCCATGACCTGCTCGACTAACTCCGCCGACTGCGTCTCGCCGAGCGCCTGGCGCGCGTGGAACATCGCCTCGGCGTACTTGTACGCCTGGCTGTTTCCGTACACTTCGGGATACTTCGCTACCCAGACACCGCGAGCGCGCTCCTGCTGCTGCGCCGGCTCGCGCTGGGCGAGGGCCCACTCCGTGTGGATGCGCGTCTTCTCGGTCTCGACCTCGCGCGCGATCGCCTCGTAGTGCTTGGCGCGCGCCTCGGTGAACGTGCCCGCCTTGACCTCCGCCTGCGCCGCCGTGTAGGCCGAGCTCTGCTTGGCGTAGACCGCGTCGAGCCGCTTCTCGTACTCGCTCTTGGCGTCGTTCGCGGGCTGCTGCTGCATCCGCTGCATCGCCGTGAGCTGCCCGCGCATCTCGGCCAGCTCGCGCTCGCGCTGGGTGTCGCGCTCCTCCAGCTCCTTGGTGCGCTTGACCGCGTCCTCCGCCTGCTTGAGGCGGGAATTCAGCCGCTCCTGCCGACGGTCCCGGCGGAGCTTCCGCTCCTCGGGGCTGTCGGTGGGCTTGTCGTCATCGTCGCCGTTGTCGTTCGCCGCGCTCGCTCCGCTGTCGTCATCCGAGAACGGGACCTGCGTTGCCTGGCGATCCGGATCGCCCATCATGAAGCCACTATCGGCTGTTGCTGCCATCTGCTCTCCTCACCACGAGTCGGCCACGTAGACCGACTGCTTCTTGCGGGCGACCCACTCGCCGTTATCGTTCTGGGCGACCTGGTGGCTGTACGCCTCGACGCCGCCGATGTCGACGATGCGCTCCTGCCCAGCGCGGATGCGTTCCATCAGTGATTCGTTGCCGGCGAGGTCACCGTCGCGCATCACGAGGTAGTGCATCGCCTCGTTGCCGATCGTCTCGCAGCGGCGCGCGAAGGGGACGTTCTTGTTCGTGATGACGATGTCGCCCAGCTCGTAACCGTGGCTCATCAGGCGGTCGAGCGCCGTGAGCCCCGCGCTGATGAGCACGCCCCGGTTGCCCTCCTGCAGGTCCCGGAGCTTGGTCGCGTTCGGCTTGATGATGCCGCCCGTCGTCTTCTCCGCCTTCTCGCCATCCTCGATGCTGAGCGGGAAGACGAAGATGCGGTCGAAGCTCGCCTGCACCTTGAAGAAGGCGTCGGTGATGCCGTGCTTCAGTCGAGCCGCTTCGAGGCGAGGCGGCAAGCCGAGAGCGCCCTCGGGGCTCATGTGCTCTTTGATGCGCTCGGTGCGCGCGATCGCCGCCTTCAGCTCCGGGTCTTCGAAGATGCGGTTCGCGCGCTCGCGCTCCTTCTCGTCCCAGGCGCTGGTCTTCTCCGGAGCCTTAAACTCGGGGAATGAGTAAATCGTCCCGCTGCTCATGACCGCTCCGGCCAGGTCCAGCGCCCACGAGCCAGCTCAGAGCCGGCGGGGGCGTACGTGAATTCGACGTCGGGCATGTCGAAGAAGCCCGTGGGGTAAAACGCCTTGAGGGAGACGATGTGATCGCACTCCTCCTCACCGACGGTCATGGCGCGCTCCTCGACCTTGGTGATGATGGCGGCGATGACCTGGGGCGGGTACTTCCCGTCCTTGTCGCCGAGGTTGGTGTAATGGACGATGCGTCCAACGGTTGGTGTCATGCTCTCTCCTTCAGATGCTCTTGGAAGAACTTGCCCGGGTCCTTGTCAAGCAGCTCGAGGGCCTCACGGACCCGCTCGAGCGTCTCGGACTGGCAAGCCATGATCTGGGCCTTCTGCAGTTGCTCCGCGCTGGTGGCCCCGACCAGCTGCAGGTGCGCCATCTCCAGCAGCTCGCGCCTGCGCAGCACGAGATAGCGATGGAAGATGTCGGTGGCGGTCACAGTCGATCTTCGCCGCGCACGATCAGACAGAGCGCTCTCGATTCGTGCAACGTCACCCGCGCGCGGTGCAGCTTGTTGAGGCACTCGTCGGTGGGTGACTTCAGCGCCACATCCAGGGCCTCCTCGGCGTCGATGAGCGCCTTTTGAAAGAAGGCCTCTGCCAGTTCGTTCCGCTCGGCTTGGGTCATGCTCTCTCCTTACGCAGCCCCCTGCTGCTGGTTGCCGTTAGCCGGCGGTCCCTGCGGGGGCTTGCCTTGTTGTGGGGGTGGCCCTCCGGGAGGCGCCCCCGACCCGGGCGGGCCAGGAGGAGCCGCACCCGGGGGAGGCATCGGGGGGCTGGTGGGGATGCCGAACATCTGCGGCGCAGGCGGCGCTTGCCCGAGCAGCCCGATGAGGTCGAAGCGATTGCGCGCCTCGAGGCTCTTGCTGATGACGGCGTGCTTGAGCGCGTAGTTCTGGGCGAGCTCCGGGACCGCGTTCGGCATCTGGACGAGCGCGTCGGCCTCGCTGATGCGCTGCTGGGTGCTCGTGAACTTGAGGTCGGCGCTGATCTCCACGTCGTAGGGGCGATCGTACATCTCGCGCCCGACCGAGAACTGGCGCTGTCCGATCTGACCGACGGCGGGGTCGTGGTTCAGAACCGAGAACCACTCGACGTCTTCGAGGAAGATCGCGTTCAGCGCCGCGTTGTTCTGCAGGATGGTCGTGACGAAGTCGGCGTATTTGCCCGTCGGCACGCTCAACATCTTCGTCGCCTGCTCGATGCGGGCGCTCAAGCCCTGCGCCGTCTCGCCGCTCTTGCCGCTCTCGCCCGAGAGCACCTCGGGCGTGTTGCTCACGGTGTTGCCGTACCGGATGAGCATCTCGATGAGCTGCAGCATCTGGGGGTTGGCCTCGCCGAAGTCGAGCGGGATGACGTCCTTGCTCAGGTCCGTCGAGCCCTCCACCTTGTGGATCTTGCCCGGCTCGAGCGACAGCTTCTCCGGCATCCGGACGCCGCCCTTGACGAGCAGGTTCTTGAAGTTGTGCAGCGTCGCCTGGTCGATGAACGCCGACAGCGCGATGTTGGCCGCCTTGTTCTGCGCCGCGTGGATCGCGCCCGTGCCCATGCCCTGCACCCCGACGATGGGCTCGATGTTGACGCCGTGCGCGAACATCCGGATCGGAATGAAGTCGGGCTCGCGGGGCTGCGTGCTCGGGTCCCCGTTCATCCACGCCGGCATCTGCGGCTCGGGCGGCGGCGGCGCCTCCTCGATGGCGCGCGCCATCATGATGGCCTGGCTCGGGCCGTCCCCCTCGGGGTCCATCTCGTGGCCCATCTGCAGCGCGGCGAGCTTCGTCTGCTGCTGCTCCTGCTGGAACGCCTGGATCGCCTGCAGCCCCTGCTGGTAGCGCTGCAGCTCCTGCTGCTCAAATTCGAATCGGCGCTTGTCGTAGGGGTCGATGCGCTCGTGGATGCCGAGCGCGACGATGGTGGCCGTCCCCTTGTCGATGACGACCTTGCAGTAGCGGTCCCGGTCCTGGCCGGGCAAGTTGATCCATCCCTCGTACTGGATGAGCTTGTACGGGCCCTTGGTGATGGAGGAGTCGACGCCGATGGCCTTGTCGACCACCGTGCGCAGCTCCTGGCTCATCTCGGCGTCGTCCCACTCGGGCGGCAGCCGCTTGAGCACCGTCGCGACGTCCTCCCAGTAGCCGTCCTGCTTGCGCAGCTCGTGCGCGTCCATGAACAGCACCTTGGCCACCCACGACACGTCCGAGTAGTCGGGCATCGTGCTCACGTGCGCGTTGGCGCACACGAACTCCTCGGCGGTCAGAATCTCATGTCGATTACTTCGACGCTGTGGGTCCCAGTAGCTGTGGCAAGTAACGTCGCCGAACAGATCGAAGATGAGTAGGCCGCGGTGCCCGATCTGACGCTTAAAGTCCTTGATTCGCTTCCGGATCTGCCAGTTGCCGTGAAGCGACAGGAGCTTCGCAGTCCGCTCGTCGTCGGGTCCGATGGGAGTAACACCAAATACGTTGGTCCAGTTGCCGAATAGCTCATAGCACTGCCTAAACACCATTCGGATGGTGTTTTCCATCAGGATCGGGACGTGGGCGTTCGACATCTTCTGGAAGGGCGGGTCCTTCGGGTCGAGCGTGCCCGCGAACAGCTTCCAGATGTCGGCGTTGCGCTTGCGGACGTTCTCGGTCGAGTCCCACGCCTCCTTGAAGTCGGTGAGGCACTTCTCGGCGATGCGCTTGAGCGCCTGCCGCCCCTCGGGGTGCGCCTTGAACGCCTTGACGAGGTTCAGCTCCTCGGGGTCATAGTCGAAGGGCAGCTCGGTCTTGCCGTCCTGGCCTACCTCGTAGACGTTCTCCGGCTGCTCGGGCTCGGCGCCCTCGGCGTTGTCGTTGGCCGCCTCGATGCCCTCGCGGGTCTCTTCTTCACGCGGCATTCGAGGCCTTCTTCTTCTTGGGCGCCGGCTTGGCGGGGCGGGGATAGATGAACCGCATTCGGATCTGGATCCCCTCGGCCGTGGCCTTGCTGAAGACGATGTCCACGAGCTGCTGCAGCGTCAGCTTGTCCGAGTCGAACTTCACACGCCCTCCATTGTCAGGATTTTGTCAGGAGCATCCGTAACCGAAAGTGCCCGTCGCCGGCAAGGGCTCTTCATCGTTGTCGTTGGCGGCGAGGATGTCGTCCTCGTGCATCTCCATCGTGATGGAGCCGTGGCCCTGGCTCGCGCGCGCCGAGGCGTACGCCTGCACGTCGAACCAATGCTTGAGCGCGCTCTTCTTGTCGGGGATGGTCGAGTCGTTCTCGTCGACCCCGATGCTCGCGAACATCTCGCGCGTCTTCTTGCAACCCTCGAAGATCATGAGCGCGGGCGGCCGCTTGTCGTCGAAATCGCGCAGCCTCTCGGTGACGCGCTCGGCGTTGCGCGCGATGGATGCCTTGTCGGCGGGCTGCCAGTAGATGCCCTTTTCCGCGAACACCTCGGCTTTGCTCTTGCCGCTGTCGCCGCGCTCCTCCCAGAGCTGCGTGTCGGCGACCCCCATCAGCCGCGAGCGGCGCTGGCGATGGTTCCAGAAGCCGAAGCGCTTCTCGATGTCGATGACCCGCTCGGCGACCTCCGCGTCCCGCATCAGCCGGAAGTTAAACTCGTAGAACTGATACAGGTTTTCGTCCGGGTCGATCGCGAACCAGCCGATGGAGCCCGGCGCCTTGAAGCCCCAGTCCATGCTGCGGAACTTGGGCCACTCGCGCGGGATCTTGAACGGCTCGATGACGTGGACGCCCGGGTTCCAGTCGTCCTCGAAGTAGCCGCCCTCGACGCTGTCCCAGTCGCCGTAGAGGTAGCGTGCGCGCATGTGCGACGGCTTGCTGAGAAGTCGGATCTTGTACTGCTCGACGAAGCCCTTGTCGGGGTTGTCGTCGAGCTTCGCCGGCAGGAACAGCCGCGTCCGGTAGAAGACCTCGCCCGTCTGCGGATCGACCACCTTGCGCGCCAGCTCGACGCCGCCCTTGGGCTCCGGGGTGACGAACCGCTCCTTCAGCCACCCCTGCGCAGGGTTGCTCATCAGCCGGGTGCGCAGGAGCTTCGAGAGGACCGGATCGGCGGAGCGCACGCGCCCGTCGAGCTCCTCATACTGGAACTCCTCGAATTGGTAGGCTTCGTCGAAGCCGAGGTGCGTGTACTGCTTGGAGAGGTAGTCCTGGTGCGAGTCCCTCTCGCGGCAGTGGCCGAACGTGAACTTGTAGCCGCTGGTGAACGTCCAGCTGTGCCGCTCGCGAGAGTAGACGGCACCAGGGTCGAACTTCGGGAACATGCGCAGGCTGCGGTCGATGTTCTCGAGCAGCTGCGGCATCGAGCGGCGCAGGTGCAGCGCGTGGCCCTCGCTCTCGCCGGGACGGATGCGGTGCTGCTTGCACATCTCGGCGAGCCACGGCGGGAGCTGGTCGAGAAACTGCCCCGTCGCCCGCGCGTGCTCGACCACCGCCTGCGTGACGAGCGGATCCCACAAGAGGGTGAGGCTCTTGCCGGGGCCGGCGCTGCCGCCGCCCAGCACCTCGTCGCTGGTCGTCTCGTGGAACTTGGCGCTCCACGGGGAGGGCGAATAGAGCGCGCGATCCACTACTGCCGCGACCTCAAGTATCCGACGATCACGTCGACCAGGCCCTGGTCATACGGCGTCGCGTCGAGCTTCACGGGCTGCCACCAGCGCGAGGGCTCGTGGCGCTCGATGGCGCGCAGGGCCCGGTCCGCCTCGAAGGCCACCTCGATGATTTCGCTGTCCCGCAGCGGGTGGACGCGGGTGTCGACCGCGACCCACTTCTCCATCTTGCCGGCGACGATGCGCTCGCCCCGGTCGAAGTAGGTGATGCGGGTCTCGCCGCCGAACAGCTCGACCTTGCCCGCCTTGCCGTCGTCGGTGCGGACCATCAGGGCGCCGAGGGTCAGGGTCACTCCTCGTCCCCCGCGTCGAGGCCGCTCATGTCCACGACCAGCCCGATCATGCGCCCGTCGAAGCCGCAGAACACGCAGCGCCCCTCCTCGTCGCGTTGCTCGCCCTGCGTCAGCAGTAAGTCGAACTCGCGGCAGAAGTGCCAGCCCTCCCGTTGCTCCTCGATGGTGAGTGGGCCATCGCTCGCGTCCAGCTCCCGGTAGCGCTCGTCCGTCACTCGCTCACCTCGTAGGGGAGGTGGAGAGGGCACCAGGTGTGGTGGGTCCCGTCGGCGAGCCCGCACTCGTCACACGCGAGCCGCCAGACGCGCCCGTTTTCGAAGCTCACGTTGACGACGCCACCGCCGGGGGCGATGACGAGCTTGTCGCCCTGGTCGCTCACCAACGTGATGGGCTTCGAGGAAGAGTTGCGAAACTCGCAGGTCTTGCCGAAGCGCAGGTCAGGCAGCACTACTCGATCTCCCTTCGGGGATAGACGCTGACCGTCGGATGGGCGGCGCTCGTCGGAGCCGGCAGCTGGATTTGGACGTTCAGCTCGTTCGCCTTGACCACGGCGCCCCGCCGAGCCCGGGTGACGGCCGTCACGTACTGAAGCGCGAGCTTGGTGGCGTTCGGCGCCAGCGCCTGGGGCAGCCACCCCGTCTTGGCGACGGCGAGCTTCTGCTTGGCCCCCTCGGCGCCGTACTGCTCCACCCACTCGGGGGAGGGCTCCTGCTGGTTCGGGGCCACCTCGTGGAAGGAGAGGGTCGCCTCGAGGACGCCAGCGGCGCGCTGGTAGATGTTGTCCTCAATCTCGACGATCCGGGCGAGGCGCTCTTCGACGCGCTTCGGGTCGCTCAGCTCCTTGGCGAGGAACGCTCTCTCGTTCACCATGGAGCACCAGTATGCCCCGTCGGCCGTTCAGTGGCGAGTGTTCAGTGGTCCTTGGCCGGGAGGAGGGTCCCCCGGGGGAGCGCGTCTACCTCCACGAGCTGAGCGCGTACCTCGGTGTCCCGCTCGGCGAGATCCGCAAGTTCTGCCGGGAGCACTGCATGGAGCTGAAGGCGGGGATGGGCTCCTGCAGGCTCCCGATCGGCTACTGCACGCCCCAGAGCGCCCGGAACGTCATCCTGTACTTCCGCTCCCGGGACGGGGCCTTCCTGCTCGACCGGAGCCCGAAGCGGTACACCCCCAAGCGCCTACGGGGCCTGACGAAAATATGACGGGAGGATCAGTATTAACACTGAACAAAAGTCCCGGTAGACTCGACACCAGGCGACTTCAGGACGCCGGTAACGAGTTGCCGGCGGGACTGTCAGACAAAAGACGCTCGAGAGCGAAGGGCGTCCCGCACCGCGGCTCTGCCGCGTTCGGAGAGGCCGCCGCCAGTCGAGTCATTGGCGGGTGGCTCATTTACAGCTTGAGAACGTAGCCTGCGGAACTTCTTCCACGGGAGCAGGCGGTCGGGCATGCGAGCCCACCGCCCACCTGTTCAGCTACTGGGGGCCGGCGCCATCGTGTAAGAGGGCGCGATGGGGAAGATCCAAATGGGAGTGCCGGGTCGCTACGACTCGGAGGTTGAGCATCTGCTGCGTTCGACGACCGCGCGCGCAGCGATCGTCATCGTGGTCGATGGCTACAAGGGTGACGGCATGAGCGTCGCTGGCAGGCCGAGCGCGATGGAGTGGCAGGAGGCGGCTACCATCGTAGCCTGCCTCCGCGAGCATGCGGACTACATCGAGCAGCGTGGCGGCTATCTCGGCGTGGCCGCGACGTACACCGTTGTCAAACCGGCGGGCAGCGCATGAGCGAGAGGGATGTCGTCCTCCCGGAGGCTCGCATGGTCGAGCTGGAGGACAGCGAGATCATCGAACGCCAACGCAAGCTCATCAAGGAGCTGGAAGCGCAGCTCGAGGCGCATGTCAGAGCGTCGACGCACATCGAGCGCGTCGAACGTAAGCTGTTCGTCCGGCAGGCGGCCATCGCCATCTACAGCGCCGGCATGAGCGGTGACGGCGTCGGCTTCAGCGACCGCACCGCATGGGAGGCCGCCGAGGCCTTGTGGCAAGCCAAGCCGGAGGATTGCTGATGTTCGGCACCAACGAACAGAGCGAAGCCGAGGTGCTGGCGTGTGAGCGAGAAGTCGACCGCCTGAGCAAGGCGCTCGACGCCGCCGAGGCTGACAGCGACATGGCAAAGACCGAAGCCGTGCGTCTTCGGCTCGAGCTGGGCGAAGCACACGGGGAGCTAGAGCGCCGCACCGCGTGGTCCAACGACCAGATTGCGCAGCGGGACAAGCGTATCGAGGAGTTCACGGCAGAGGTGCGCCGGCTCGAGCTGCGGGAGACGACGTTAGAGGGGCAGTGTGCCGAGTACCGCGAACGCATCGAAGAGCTGCAAGCCGTGGCCATCAACGTCGACATGCTGACCGCCGACCTGGCTGCAGAACGCGAGAAAGCCGAGGCCAATATCCGGGCTATCGCAGAGTCGTGGCGGGTCCCGTGCGAACGTGCGGAGGCGCGCATCGCGGAACTGACCGCCGCGAACGAGCAGACGCACCAGGCGCTGGCCATTAGCCGTGGCGAGGTCGAAATGCTGACCGAGGAGAACAACCAGCTCATCGCGCAGGTGGCGGAGCTGCGCGATGAGCTGCGGAGATACCAGCCGAGCGATGGCGTGATGTTCAAGCTGATGGCGATGCATGAGTGCATTGCGGATGCGGCGGAGCTGCTCGAGCGAAGCCAGCAGCGCGGAACGGAGGCGTTGGGCAATCAAGGCTTACCCGAAGCGATCCGGAAGTGGCTCGGGCGCAGTGGCGTGATGGAGACGATCGTGCTGGTGAGCGAGCGCCGAAAGATCCGCGGATGACCGGGGCTGAGCGCTGCGCGCACTGCAAGGCGCCCGTTGCTCGACCGAGTGCCGAGCAGGAGAAGGCGAACGCCGACTACTGGAGGCAGTACGGCGGCTATGGCGAGGACGGCGGCGTCAAGCTGTGCGCGAAGTGCCACGCCAAGGTGATGGCGTGGTGGGAGCGCGAGGGGAAGCACGGGGTGCAATGATGCCGACCTGCAACTTCTGCTTCATGGGCGAGATGCTGAAGCAGGCGAGCAAGCCCGGGCGTCGCGAGACGCTCTGGCTCTGCGAGGAGTGCGGGCACTTCGAGACCATCGGCCCCATCGACCACGTCGTCATCGGGCATCCGAACACGGTGACGTGTCGCGCATGCGGGTACTCCTACGAGTGGAGCACGCCGGTGCCCATCCGCCTGTTCGTTGGCGGCAACCTTGCGTTCACGTACGAGCACCGGCACTGCAAGAAGGACCTCGACGAGGCGCGCAACGAGCTGCTCGCGGTGCTCATCACGCGCTTCTTCAAGCTGCAGGGATACGAGTGAGTCTCAGGGCAATGGTCGAGGCGGGCTTCATCTCGTGGCTCGACATCGGGTTCTTCGGGCTCGCGATGGTGGGGCTCGGGGTGATCTTCGGAATGAAGCTCAGCAGCGCGTCGGACAAGCCCCTCATGGCACTGCTCGTGGCGCTGCTGCGCGACGTGCAGTACCTGCAGTCGAGGGCCCTCATCGAGCTGCCGAGGGACCTCGACGACCAGATCACACGGACCATTGGCGCTCACCCGAGGGATGGCGGATGACCGAGCCTGAGCACCAGCTGATAGAGGAGCTGGCCCGAGTCACCGCAGAGATGACGGCATGGCGACAGCGGGCGCGAGAAACCGAGGGCTTGCGCATCGTGGCGGTCAGTCGCCTCGCCCTAATGGACCGCGCGTATGAGGAGGCGTTGCGCCGCATCGAGACCGCCAACGCGCTGCTGAACTCGTGGCTGCTGAGCACGCCGCCTCTGCGCGGGGCGCGCCCTGTTGAGGCGACACGAGCCCATCTCGCCAACACCGTGCACGCCAAGAAGGACCCCACGTGAAGTCGATTCAGCAGTTGGTCCGCGAGGACCTGGACAAGCGAGAGCAGCTCGGCCGCGAGAGGTACGGCACGAGCCTGTACCCCAACAACGGGCGCGACGCGCTGCTCGACGCCTACGAGGAGGCGCTCGACCTGGCGTGCTACCTCAAGCAGGCGATGGTGGAGCGGGACGGATGAGCATGGCGAAGGAGCTGATGGACCACATCGCGTGGAACAACGCGGCTGCCGCGTTCGTGGATGCCTGGAAGCCCGGCAACATCGTGGGCTGCGTGGTCGCAGGCGTGCTCGCGGTGCGGCTCGGGTGGCTGTTCCTGAACAAGGTGTTCGATGAGTAACGCCAAGCGCCGCTACCGGAGGCGACGGCGGTGTCGGCTCGAGCGAGAGCGGCAGGTGGCGCGCTGGGAGGCACAGGGCCTGTGGGACTTCAGCCGGTCGGGGTGGTACCAGGCGGAGGGCGGCGGATACGTCCACATCACCCGTGGGGGCTTCGGGTATTACTGAGGCAAAGCGCCCTGATAGGAGTAGCAGGTGTCCAGAACGGGTGGATTTGAGGTGATTTCGGTGGTGCGCCGGAGGGGTGCCGACTTCTGGCCGTGCACCCCCGGATTCGGGGGTCCGGTGTCCCGGGTTGGGGGCAAATTGCACCGGATGCAGCCGAAAAAGGCGCCCGGTTCGCAGCAGCCGGGGTTTTGCCCGACCCGTTGCAGGTACTGGGACTTCATCGAGATTCGGGGGCTGTGGCGCCCGAATCAGTGCGTGAGGGGGCGCCTGTGAGCTACGAGCCGCGCGAGGGTACGGGGTGGGTCGAGGGCAATTCGCCCATTGAGGGGGTCAGGCGCTGGCGACTGCTGCTCGAGTGGGGCGTTCATCTGCAGGTAACCGTCGGAGATGTTGTGTTTTTCGTGTCTCGGGTCACCGGGAACGAGCATTCGGTGCCGATGCCGGAGGACGTGGGGCGCGTCGAGCGGGATTTTGGGGTGCGGGGCTGGTCGATTCAGGGGGTGATGTCGGTCGTGCCGCCCTCGACGGGGCAGACGCTGTCGCTGGTGGCGGTGGAGGCAGGTGTCTGACCGGTTCAAGCGTGCAGCGCTGCCGGGTAAGGGGGACTGGTGGCGCGAATACGGCCGGTGGCTGCATGTCACGCTGCGCCGGAAGGCTAGGCGACTGCTGCGGCGTGAGCTGAAGAAGTCCGGCCCGCAGGGTCCCGACCAGAAATAGCACCACTCTGGAGTGGGGTGCGCCCGACCCCCGCCTGGGTCTCGACCCCAGGGGGTACCCGGTGGGTGTGCGGCGCGTGGGAGCGCCTGAGCAGGTGCGCGCGCGAGCAGGCGTGCGCGCATGCGCAGGTGCGCGCGTGTGCAGGTAGCGCGCGCGAGGAGCTCGCCATCTGCGCAGTGGACAGCCGCGCAGTGGTAGCCCGCGCAGTGTGCCGAAGGGGCGAGCAAAGCGCTGGGGCGTCCTGTTTCGGGCCTGAAAAGGCCCTTGCCTGCCTTGACCGCGTCAGGGTGGTGGCGCATTGTAGTGGGGTGGACAGGGCGACGGGCAGCCTGCTCGTCTCCTCCTCCTCTCGGTACTCCCATATTCCCATGGGCCGACCGTACATACTCCCACCGATAGGAACGTACATCATGTCTGCTCTCTCCCTCTCTCGTCTTGCAGTCCGCTATGCCCGCTTGGCTCGCCTGGCCCGCACAGTCGAGTCACGGCTGGTCCTCGAGGCCCGCGCCGCCCTCGCCATGCGTGCCATGCTCCGCGCTCACTCGGAGGCTCGCTGAACATGGCTCGCCGCAAGCCACTCGAGCGCCTGCAAACGGCCAACGGCGACTGGTACGTCGCTACCACGCCCGAGCAATGGCCAGCCGCTATGGCACGCCAAAGCGCTGACGTGCACGCGCGAGAGACACGCATGCGCGACTGGCGACTCGATAACCCCGTCGTCGGCTATCCGCCCGCCTCCTATTGGGTCGCCTACAACGCGGAGATGTACCGAATTAGCATCGAGTGGCCCATCCCTGCCGGCCACGTGATGTTTGAGCAGGCCTGACCTTCCGGCAAGCGCTGTCAGCTGCACAGGCTCGCAGCGCTTACCGGGCAATCAGGCCCGCATCAATAGGGAACACTGAACATGAACAAGCTCACCATCGGCTCACTCGTACGGCTCACCCCCAAGTTTCTCCGCTCCACAGGCCAGTACACTGGCGACGAGCCGCGCAAGGTCTGGACGGTGACCGGGCTGACGAACGGCGACCGTTGGGCCATCGTTGACGAGCGCACCGATACGTCGCGCTACACCGAAAGCGAGCTAGCCGAGGACCCGTCGCTTGCGTTCCGTCGCATCGCGGTGGGCAACCTGCAGGTGTGCCGCACGCGTTGACCTTCCGCTTGACGCCATCACCCTCGGGTCGTGGCGTCATGCGGGCATGTCAGCCCGGCCAACCTAAGGAACGACCATGAGAGCAGACGAGATAGTCGGTTACGCCATTGAGGGCGCGTTCTACTGCGCGGAACACGCGCAACTAGAGCCAGGCGACGAGGACGAGGGCCACGCCACGGCCGTGTTTGCAGGCGACGAGGGCGCAGACGACCACGCCTGCGACACATGCCTGGCCGACGAGGTAGCGGAGCGCAACGCGAAGCGCGCCAAGAGCCGCGCTGTGTCGCCTCTAGGGCCGCGCTGGCAGGATATCGGTTCGGACGTCAATTGGCTCGAGCACGGCGGGCTGTGGGCGCGCAAGCTTGACGACAACACTTGGCACGTCATTGCCTTTCACAATGACGGCGAGCGTTTCGACGGCGGCGACCGATACGGCGTAACGCTATCCGAGGTGTGCCTGGACGACGACGCGCTCGAGTCCGCGCGCGAGTGCTCTGGTTACACTGACGACTGGTGTGACGACTACGGCGACCCGTTGCCCGATGCCGTCAAAGTCGAGGCGTTGCACACCTATGGTGCGCGCTCTCAACTCGGGTCCTACCAGGGAAACAACGCACACGACTTGCTCCGTGCCGCTCGCCGCGCCTCCTAATCTTCCGCCCGGCGCCGTCGCACACGCAACGGCGCCCAGCGGGCAATTAGGCCCGATACAACGATAGGAACGACTATGGCACGCAAGCAACGCGCACCCCGCCCGCTCACTCTCGCTGACGTGGAGATCACGATCCAAGTCGAGCCCGAACAGGACCAGGTTCACGGGCACTTCGCTAGTGGCGACGAGGACCAGGATCGGGAACTCGAGGACGAGATTATCCGGCTCGCTGACGCGGGCTACGTGGAGGCGTGGTGCTGCATCACGGTCACCGCGCGCTGGAAGGGATCCGAGGGATCCGACCATTTGGGCTGCTGCTCGCACCTCATTCGAGACGACCTGCCCAGCCTTGCCCAGCAAGTGGAGGACACGATCGCGTCGCACGGCATGCGCGAGCAGGCGTTAGAGGACCTGAACCGCGAGATAGCGGCCGCGCATGCAAAGCTGGCCACGCTGACCGCCTGATACCGGCCCGGGCCGCCACTTCGGTAGCGGCCCGCACCGGCAATCATGCCGTATCACCGAAGGAACACCGTATGCTCCGTTTTCTAGCTGGGATCGCTGCCTGCCTCCTCTGCCAGGCCGTTGGCTATCCGCGTATCGATGCGGCGCTCGCCAGCGCAAACAAGGCCGTCAAGGCCGCCTATCACGCCGCCCTCGAGTCCGTGCAGGGGGGTGGCAAGTGAGAGAGCGCATTGGAGTCTGGCGCAAGCCGAGCGACCCGGCCGTGCCGTGCTGCCGGTGCGACGAGCCCGCTACCATCACGGAATGGGTGCCTCTGCGCACCGGTACAACGGCGTACTACGCGCATTGCTCCGCGTGCTGGGACCTGCCGGCAGCGAACGGCGGCCCTAGCGCTTTGGAACGCACTGGCATGGCCGCACCTGATGCGCTTGCAGTGGTCCGGGCGGACGCTGCCGACTATGAGCAGCGCTGGCTCGCGGAGTGCCGCGCGCACGGCGAGACGAAACGCCGCCTCGAGCTGGCCGAGTGCGAGCTACGCCGCTGCTCTCAATGCGATCGCGACCCGTGCGTGTGCGACGGCTTCCCGATAGGCACTTGACCCCCACCCGGCGCCTTACCTTGGTAGGGCGCCGCGATGGCGGCCAAACGCCTACACCAGGAGAGACCCCAGTGACAAACGCACAAGTCAAAGCCACGATGATCGATTACAGCGACGCCATCGCGGGAGACCGCTAATGGGCTACATCATTCTCGCCTGTGTGGCCCTCACCCTCTATTGGAGCGCGTTCCCGGACAAGGCCCCGCGTGAGGGCGACGACACCGCGATGGGCGGCGCCATTGCCTCCGTGGTCGGGCTCATGTTCAGCGGCGTCGCCCTGGTCGTCGTGGTCGCGCTCATGATCGCTGGCCCCCTGCTCGTGCTAGGAGGCGTGGCGTGGCTGCTTCACTGAGACCGAGCCCCCGACACGAGGCCTACCTCGAGGCGATTGCAGCCCTCGTGGAGGCCCGGCAAACGCCTACCGCCACGGCCATCGCCGCTCGGCTCGGCGTGACCAAGCAGGCCGCGCACGAGGCCCTCGGCGCCATGGTCGAGAAGGGCGAGCTTCGCTACTCGCCCCCTCGCCAGGCCTCCTACAAGCTGCCCAAGGTGAAGCCAGAAACCGACTGGGCAGCGATCGCGCAGCGCAATGCCGAGCGGTTCGCGTCTGTTCCGCGTTGCCGTGCTTGTTGCGGCCGCCCGCTCCTCCGCGGGGCCAGCGACCAATGCCCCTGGTGCAACGCTCAGAACGGGATATCGTCGTCGTCCACGTCGGGCGACGACGAGGGCTGACCCGGGCGAGGTGAGGCCTGACCCTTGCGGTCGGGCCCGCCTCCCTGGAGCAGCACGTCGTTCGCCACGATTTCGGTCCGGAAGCGCTTCTCGCCGTCCTTCTCGTAGCTCGAGGTCGAGAGGCGCCCCTCGATGTAGAGCCTCGACCCCTTGTCTAGGATGCGCGAGAGGCCCTCCGCGCGCTTGCCGAAGATGGTGACGTTGTGCCACTCGGTGCGCTCCTGGCGCTGCTTGTCCTTGTCCAGGAATTGCTCGCTGGTGGCCAGCCTGAGCTTCAGCACGGCGCCGCCACCCGTCTGCTTCAGTTCGGGCGGGGCGCCGAGGTTTCCGATCAGTAGTACCTTGTTGAGTCCCTGCATGAGGGCTCATTTACCACGTTGCAGGTCGGCTTTGGTGGCCACGAACCAACGCGGGCGCGCCGTCTCGTGTGTGGGGTCGTCGCACCCGTCACCGTAAAACTCCTTCCGCGGGCGCTGGCAGGCGTCGCAGAGCCCGAACGTGCCGCACGCATGGCACTGGCCCCCGTAAACGAAGATAGGGGCGTGTGCGCATGCGCTGCGCTGCTCGGGCGGCCACAGCTGCTCACTCAACACTCCCACGTGATGCTCCGCCAGGATGCTCAGTCTGCCCGCCAGAAGCCAGCAGCGGCTCGTCGGGGTCCACATCGCCACCTCCGCCACCTCCGACCCGGGCACGTAGACCCAGTAGAAGCCCGCCTCGCGCGTCACGCCTGCACCCCGCGCTTGGGCTTGAGGTACATCGAGCGGATCGTCGCCTGCGCCTCTCGGATGTCGGCTCGCGTGGCCCCGGGCAGGTGCCGCATCTCATCCTCGGAGAACGCCACCAGGGCCAGCTCGGGGGAGAACTGCGCGACGCCCGCGCAGTAGATGCAAATCGAGATGTCGCCCGGCTTCGGCCGTACCACGCGGTCCTCGTGGGTGGCAGCGTCCATCACCTTGTGGCAGTGCGGGCATGGCGAAGGCGGCACGGCGTCCTCGTTCTCGCTCTGGTTCATGGCCTCGAGCACGCTCGCCAACCTGCGGTAGGAGGAGCCGGGCATGGCGCTGTATTTGGCCTTCATGGTCAGCAACTGCAGCTGAAAAAGAAGTCGCTTTTGCCTTCGGCGATGGGCTTGCCCGTCACCACGGCGTAGAGCCGCCAAAACTCCTCGGCGGGCCAGCTGTAGTCGAGGTCGAAGCCGAAGTGGATGTACTCGCCCGATTCCAGGTACTCCTCCGCGCCCGACATGAGCCGGTCGAAAGAGCAGTCGCAGTCGACTGCCAGCTCCCGAATGCGCGCCCGAGCGCCCTCCACCGTGCTGACGTCCAGCGGGGCCGCTGCCTCGGCATCGGGGAAGGCCGGGTGCGTCCAGACGTGCCGCAGCGAGCGCACCTGGCGCGGGTACATGACGAACCAGAAGCGCTGGCCCTTCTGCACGGGCCCCACCAGGAACGGGTCCACGATGCCGAGCCCTTTGCCTGGCTCCGCCAGCCGCGCGCGCCCGTCTTCCACATAGATGTGATCGCCCGGCATCAGCGCCATACCGGCCTCCACCGGCTCGACGGCGAGATGGATCGCGTCTCGGTGTTCGATGCGCGTGTGAATCTGGCCCAGCGTCTCGAGCGCGTCGGTCGTCACGCTGCGCTTGTCTCCGTGTGCTTCTGACATTTGCTCTCCTCGGTTATGGGTTGGTGGAGGCGACGGGACTCGAACCCGTATCTCCTTGGGGATAAGCCCTGTTGCTCTTCCCTTGAGCTACGCCCCCTGTGGCTTTAGAGGGCTGCCATGAGCTCGGCCTTCAGCTGCTCGAGGCGATGCTTGGCGGCGGCGATGTCCGCAACGATGTCCGCTACGGACCGCCCACCGCTGGTCAGCGGAGCACTCGCCAGTGGAGCGCTCGGCGGCGGCAGAGGCTGGCTCACCGGCGCTGCTGCTGCTGCTGCTGCTGCTTTGTTCGCGTGGAGCGTTGCCATGCGCTTGGCCGTCTTCTCAGCCTTGGCGCGCTCCATCTCCTCGGCCCGCACCCAATTCCCGAACACCGTCTTTTCCACTTCATGGCGCGCCGCAAACACGCGGTACGTCAGCGTCGGGTCCTGCGCCCGCTCGTCCAGAAATGCCCTGGCCAGCTTCACGCGGTACTCCTCGTGGTACATCTTCCGTCCATCGGCGCCGATGGACTTCACCCCTTCGGGCAGCGGCTTTGCCTTAGGCATCTCGACCTCCACCGGTGGCTCGGGCGCAGTGGGTGGCGCGGGCCTCGACAGCAGCGTCTCGTGCTCGGCCTTCACGGGTGGTGGAGGCTCGGAAGGCGCTGGCATCTGCGGGCGTATCAAGGCAACGGGAGCGCGGAGCACCGGCGTCTCCTCGCGGCGCCGAGGCGGGGGCGGGTCGCGACGCTCCGCGGGCTGCTCGACGTATCCCCGGTCTGGCCCGCTGTGTGATGACGGCGGCGGGCGCCGGTTGATGTCGTTGGCTCTCATGTCGGCGCGCCAGTTGCCGCCCTTGGCGGCTATCGCATCTCCAAGCGTGGTTAGAGGCTTGCTCATAGGCTCTCATTCGGTGTTCGGTTCCTGGTGTTGGGGCGAGGCGCGTTGCTCATGCACGCCTCGTGTCCCCCGGGTTGTCCTTCAGCGCAGTAGCGAGGCGAGCCCGCTCAGCGTGTCGGTGTGCAGTCTGTCGATGAGCCAGGCCGCGACCGTGAGCGGCACCAGCATGTGGATTGCGTACAATGTGCGAAGCTTGAGGTGGTTGAGCATCCGAGTCCTCCAGCGCCGGAGCGTGGCACCAGTGTGGCGCTCTGGTCCATCGCTAAGCGATGGCGCGCCGCTCGGCGGCGAGCTGCTCGTTGGCCACCCGCTCGCCGAGCAGGATGCCGAGCTTGTTCGCGAGATGATCGGCGAGCCGCTGCGTGATGAGGCCCCTTTCGTGCAGCATCGCGATGGCCGTAATGCTCTCTGCCGCCTCCTCCACCACGCCGGGGTCGAGCAGCCCCTCGCGTACCGACTGCTGCAAGTGCTCCCTGATGTGTGCTCCTAGCTCTCCGATGTTCGCGTTCATGGCCCGCCCTTCTTGTTTTTGGGGTCCCTCTCGAGCGTGAGGCGCAGATCGTCCGGCATCTCGACCGTTCGTGCTTCGCTGAGCGGGGGCGGCGGCGCGTGCGTGAGCTGGAGGCTCTGCACGTGCCGCTTGGCCCGCTCCTCGTGGAGGTTATCGAGACGCAGCGAGATGAGCTTCGCCACGTCGGCGTGCTTATCCAGCCGCTTGCCGATGACGTTCACGACCACCAAGGCCGCGACGACCACCACGATTGCCAAGACGATGAAGGGCAGGAGCGCGAGCGCCAGCCCCTCGAGGAGGTCGAGAATATCCACCCCCCACGTGTACCATGAGGGCACCGGCCCCTTGTAGGTGTCAAGTACCCTCCCCGCACGCTCACCCCTCCGGGTGAAGGGCTACGATGTGGGAGCGACCACGGCAGCCAATTGCGTCGCGAGCTGCTCGCACTCGTCCTTCACGTAATCGAGGCGACGGTAGCGCTCATCGCGGTCGAGCCACGAGTCCACCGTCAACGGCGGCTCGACGTAGGGCTTCCACGGGCGGATGCCACTCCGCGAGAGCCTCGCGTTGAGCCCTGGGCTGTAGTCGCCTGCATGCGAGCAATCGAAGCCGAGCCACCATACGTGATCGGGCTCACCCGGCGCGGGCACGTGGCAGATGTGGCCTGCGCACTCGGCCGCGTACGTGATGCCGCCGTGCGCGTTCAGCTCGGAGACGCGGTCGTCGTCGTTCTCGCCGCCCGTGCCCCAGCCGCTCTTGCCGTGCAACGGATGGCCCGGAGGTAACCCCACGTAGCCACACCACGCACCCATGGGGCCGCGCAGCGCTAGGCACACGAATCCCTGACTGCGCCACTCGACGCGGTCGGGCTCCTCTTGCCACGGACCCGGGCCCCAGTTCTCCTTCTTGTCGTCTTCCCGTTCAGTCATCCCTCTCGCTCTCCTTCCATTCGCAATTGCGGCATTGCACCGTGGCGACGCCGTTGACCAGCGTCAGTATGGCTCCGCCGTACACTGGACAGGCTGGGCACTTGCCGCCGCCCTGCAGGCCCTTGCCTTCGCCGAGTAGGCTGCGCACGACGCCCCAGAACGCCAGCTCCGGCATGCGCCTCGCCATGCCTCGGTTGGCGAGGCGCTGGTTCTCGATGCGCTGCTCGAGGCGCTTGCGCACCTGCTTGCTCTCGTCCAGCTCCGCCCGCAGCCGCTCGACCTCGGCGCTCAGCCGCGAGCGCTCCCTGACGAGCCAGCACACCGCGTCGATGCGCTCGTTGTGCACCGCGATGCTCGGGATGAGGTTGGCCAGCACTTCGAGGTGCCGCACGACGGTAGCGTTGTCGTCCAGCAGCTTCTCGCCTGCCGCCATCACCTTGGCGTACAGCTCGGGCGGCAGTTGGGGCGGGGGCGATGCCAGCGCGCACTCGAGGCTCCCGCAATCGTTGCAACGGCCCCCATCGCCGACGTACCCGCTCACGCACGGCAGCTTCTCGTCGCTCATCGGTTGCCCTTCCCCTTGCCGCGGTTTCGGATCTCCCCGCTCTTCCCTGGTCACCGGCTTTCTCATCGCTTCCCCTTCGCCACCTTGAGGCGGATGGAGGTGATGGGCTTTAGCGCTTTGCGTCGCACGCCGGGGTCAGCGATGGCGCCCTTCTCGTGCAGCTTCTTGAGCCGATAGCGCACGCCGGTCCAGTGCACGCCGAGGACCTTGGCGAGCTCGCGGAGCGTCGGCGGGTAGCCGTGCGTGAGCACGTAGTTGGTGTGAGCGGCCAGGGTCTCCTTTTCCCCCGTGGTCAGCTCGAGGTTCGGGGCTAGGGGCATGCGTTCTGCGTTTCCTTCCGTTAACGTCTGGACTTGAGTAAACGGTTTATACATCATGTAGACACCGTGCCAGTTGATCAACCCCAATCGTCACCCCGCTGGGGGATGTGTGGGGCGCGCACCCCCGCGCACCGAACTGACACGCTCGAGGCGTTTGGCCATGACACGTCACCGCCACGGTCTGTATACCGTAGCGGCCCGGTAGCGAGACGTAGCGCAGCACACGCTACGTCCGGACACAAGGAGGTGGAACCGATGGACGAGTTTCTGGACAAGCTCGCCGAGGTCTTAGCTAAGAAACTGGCTAAGTGTCTCGGCGGGCCCGACGGCAATGCGTTGGTCGGGCAGGGCGAGAGCCCGCTCGGCCCACGCAAGCACTGCGCTGCTGTACGGCGCAGGCTGGCCCGCAGTGAAGGGGGAGCTGCCCGAGTGGGCAAGCGATATCTACTCACCCAGGAGGCGCTCCAGGCGGAGCTGCGGATGGAGAGCGGGCCCGTGAACGACACGGACCCACCCGCCGCCGCTGCTCTACCGGTCTCGGACCCCGAGGACGACGCCATCTACGAGAGCCTCCTGCGCAAAACAGGAAGGAAGTAACGCAATGGCTAAACCGGTGGAACAAGGCTACGAGATCAGGGTTCGTTTGGGCGGGGGAAAGCGCCTCGAGCGCAACATCCCCAAGACGCTGACGCAGACCCAGGCCGATGCTCGGGAAGAGGTGATCAAGGACCTCGCCCGCCTGCTCAAGGCCGCCGGTGACCCCAAGGCAGCACACATCATGCTGAGCGACCTCGCCACCGCCAAAACGGTGGACGAGGGCGCCAAGCTCGAGAAGGCCATCCGGCGCTTCATTCGCGACAACACCGGGCGGGGCACCCCGTCCCCCCAGCCCCACATGATCACGTTCCGTGAATTCGGGATGCGGTGGGCGACGGGTCAGCTCGCCAAGGAGCACCCCCACTATCTGCGGGTCCCGAGCGACACCCACATGCGCAACAACTGCAGCCGGGTGCGCAAGCTGAGCGAGACCGTCGGCGACGTGCCGCTGGTGCTGTTCACCCACGAGGATGCCAAGCGCGCGCTCGCCGCTGCCACTCGCAAGGACGCGAGCAGCACGACGTTCCGTCATCACGCCCAGGTCATCCAGACGATCCTGCGCAAGGCCATCGAGCCGTGCGGGATCATCAAAGCCGAGAAGTACCCACTCCCCTGGAAGGGCTTCCTCCCCGTCATCGAGGCGCCCCCCATGTACCCCATCCTGTTCCCCCGCGAGGACCGCTCGCTGCTCGGCGAGTCGGACATCCCGCCGTGGCGCCGGGTGCTCTATGGGTTCTCCGTCCGTGAGGGGATGCGCGTGTCGCATATGTTCCGCCTCAAGTGGGGCAACGTCGACTTCGAGAACGGCACCATCACCGTCGGCATCGGCAAGAACAACGCCGACGCCCGCAGCTGGGACCTGAACGCCGGGGTGGCCAAGGTGCTCTACCAGTTCAAGGGCGGGGCCAAGGCCCGCGACTTCATCTTCCCCCGGCTCGACCACGACGAGATCGTCGAGCTCGCCGAGGGGCTGCGCACCGACCTCAAGCGGGCGGGGCTCGAGCGAGCCGACCTGTTCGCCAGCGGCGACGGGCAGGAGCCCATCCGCTTCCAGGACCTGCGAGCCACGTTCGTCTCCCTCCACCTCGCCATGGGGTGGAGCGAGGTCGACGTGATGCTCCGGACCCAGCACACCAGCACCACCGTTCTCCACCACCGGTACGCCCGGCGGCTGGCCCTCGCGAAGACCATCGTGAAGCGCCAGGGCCCCCTCCTTCCCCTGGACCAGGTCCTGAAGGGTGGGGGGAGCCGTGGGGGTAGTGTCCAAGGAAACTAATCGATTCAGCATGATTTACGGTACGCCCGGAGGGAATTGAACCCCCGACTAGCGGATTAGAAATCCGTCATGGCGCCAATGGCGCCCGTTGGTGGTCTAAAAACTCCGAGTAATCCTCCTCCAGGCGCCACGAGCGGCGCCTACCCCCACCCGTCCGAAGCCAGGGTGGGGGTAGCTGGGAGGGGGGTATGGGGGGAGCCGTGCCCCCGAGAGACCACGTACCCACATGACGTGGGGAGTAGGGCCAAGGAGGGCCCCCACCGATGCAAGCAGACCGACCCTTACCGCCTCGTCCGCCCACCGCTCGCCGCGTCACCAAGAAGCAGATCGAGGTCCTGCAGTTCATCCTCGACCACCAGGGCAAGCACGGCGTCGCCCCCACCCGGATCGAGATGCGGGTCCACTTCGGGTGGCGCTCGACGTTCTCGTCCGTCACCCACATCGAGTCCCTCGCTCGCAAAGGGCTCGTGACCTGGACCCCGACCAAGGCCCGTACCCTCAAGGTCACCGAGGCGGGGCGCATGGCGGCGCGGATGGGGGGCTCGCTGTGAGGCAGTACTGGACCCCCGTCTTCCGGGACATGCTGCAGTCGAGCATCTGGATCACCGACCCCACCACGCGGTGCGTGTGGATCACGTTCCTCTTGAGCGCCGACCCCGAGGGCTACGTGCCGGGCGCCATCCCCGGTATCGCCCACGCCGCCAACGTGAGCCTCGAGGACGCCGAGCGCGCCATCGCTCTCCTGCTCGCCCCCGACCCGTACTCGCGCTCCACCGAGCACGAGGGACGGCGCATCGAGACGGTGCCCCGCGGCTGGCGCATCCTCGGCTTCGTCGAGGCGCGCAAGCGGGCGGTCGCCGAGAGCGAGAAGAGCCGCAAACGGGAGTGGGCTCGGACCAACCGGAAGCGGCTCGCCGCCAACGACAACGCCGACCCCGAGATGGGCGACACGATCGTGTCGTCGATGCCCGTAGCGACGAGTAGCGAAACCGTCGACGCAACTAAAACGAAAACCAAAACTAAAACTCTCTCCTCGGAAGGAGAGATCCCCCCTACCCCCCACGGGGTCTTCGACGCTCCAGTGCAGCCGCTCGTGCTGCGGGAGATCCCCGAGGGGCTGAGCTTCGAGCACCTGCGACCCGAAGCCGTCGCGGCGGGCGTCACCCCTGCCGACTTCGACCGGCGCCTCGCCGACCTGCGCAAGGGCCCCATCGGGGGCCAACGTGGGGTGTTCGCCCACAAGCTGGACGACTACGTGAGGGGCTTCTTCGGCAACTGGAAGACCTGGGGCGAGACCGAGCGCGTGAAGGCCCAACGCGACGCCGTGGCGCCACCAGGACGCGCCTTTGGCGGCGGGGTGGGGGGTAACCAGGGGGGACCCACCGGAGCGCGCTACACGGGCTGGGGACGCAACCCAGACGTGCGCCATCGGGAGCTCGCCGAGAAGCTGAAGCTCGACGTCTACGGTGAGCTTCGGGACTTCATTAGCAGCGGCGCCGCCGACCTCGTGACCCACGCCGAAGCCGACAAGCTGTTCGCCGCTCACCTCAAGCGCCGCGCCACCGAGAAGCGCCAGCGGGGGGTCGCGTGAAGACCAACATCGACGTCGACTTCGAGCTGCGCCGCTGTTGGACGTGCGGGCGCTTCTACTACATCGAACGGGAGCGCCGCGCCGACTGCCCCTACTGCGCCGTCCGGCTCGAGCATGAGGCGCAGGCCTTCGCGGCCCAGCTCGCCCGGTCCATCGTCGCGCTGCGCGGCACCATCACCCGCCTCAAGAAGCGACGACGCTGATTTGTGTCCCGCCCCGGGACGAACACGCCAGATTGCCTTGCAGACAGTAGAACAAGTTTATACAAGAACAGAGGTGACCCTTGTTTGTGATCGAGTTTATTTGGAAGCAGCGGCTCTACGATGCCGAGGAACCCAACGACCTCGACTGGACTCCCATCCTGTCCGTCGAGTACGCGACGGAGGAGCTGGCCAACGACAACTGCCGGCTCTGCGAGCTGGACGATTCCAGCTACGTCTACCGCCCGCGGGAGGTGGCAGCGTGACCCGGAGCGCCTCGCTCTACGCCGAGCACCGAGCCCGCGATGGGTTCAAGCGCAACATGGATCGCCTGCGCCTGGCGCTCGCGTTCGGTGACGCCCGCCGTCACCTCGACCCCCTGCTCGAGCTGTGCGAGCTGCACCTCGCTGGCTGCGGCGACAACCGGCTCGCCGACGACTTCAAGCAGCAGCTCGACCGCAGCAAGCGGCTCGTCGAGGTGCGTCACATCCTGCTCTCCAAGGAGGCCGCCAATGATTGAGCTCCGCGAGTGCTGCGCCAACTGCAGCCGCAACCTCTGCCTCTACGAGCGCCACAGCTCCTGGGTCGTGTCCTGCTACCACGGCTGCTACGACCCGGGCGCCGACGACTCGGCCGTCGCCGAGCTGCTCTCGGGCTGGGGCGATACCCCCGAGGACGCGATGACCGACTACGTCAACAGTCGGGAGGCGCTCGACCTCGACCCCCTCTACGTGCCGAGCGAGCTGGCCTCGTTCATCGTGCCGCCCCCACCCGAGGGCTTCGTCATCAGCCCTGACCCGAGCGAGCCCGCCCGCTTGTTCTTCGAGAGCCTGTCCAGCGCCGAGCGCCACCCCGAGCTCGGACCCATCTACTACGGGCCCATGCTGGCCCAGAAAGCAGCGAACGACTCATGACCGCCACCGCCGAGAACCTGGAACTCGTCCCCGCCTACGACCGCATCGCCCTCGTCGACCTGAGCGCCCGCTTCAAGCAGACGTTCCACTCGGGCGAGCCGAGCACGGCAGCCGAGCGCACGATGGCGGAGCTGACCTCCATCAGCGCGGATGTCGAGCACATGATCATCTGCGCCGACGCGCCGCCCTACAAGCGCGCGGCGGTCTTCCCGGACTACAAGGCGCACCGGGAGGAGCCGACCCAGCAGGAGGTCTACCAGAAGAAGCTGCTAGGGCGCCTGCTCAAGCAGCGCGGCTGGCCCGTTGCCAAGGTGGACGGGTACGAGGCGGACGACGTCATCGCGACGCTCGCCCGCATCTACGGGCAGTGGTGCCCCGAGGTGCTCATCCTCGGCGCCGACAAGGACCTGGCCCAGTGCATCACGGCCAACGTGCTGCAGATTGTCCCCGCCTCCGGCGAACGCCAGACGGCGCGGCGCGATATCAAGGGCTGCAAGCAGAAGTTCAAGGTGCTGCCCGAGCACATGCGGCTCTACCAGGCGCTCTGCGGCGACAAGGAAGACAACGTCCCGGGCGTTCGTGGCATCGGCGCGAGCGGCGCGGCCACCATCGTCGACCAGCTCGTCGAGGCGAAGCTGCCGGTCACCCCGGAGGGCATGGTCGAATTCCTCGCCTACGCCAAGGAGGCGCCGCCGCGCCCCTGGTCCCTCGTCGCCGACCACTGGGAGCAGCTGCGCCTGTCCTTCGTCCTGGTCACCCTCGACACCAACGTCCCCCTCGACGCCGACGCCTTGCTCGCCAAGCCCACACGACCGGAGCCCACCCTGATGCCACAGCCCGAAGAGACCCCGGCCCCCGCCAACGAAGTGACCGAAGCCGAATTCGATCCCATCAGCGACAACCGTGAGGAGAAGCCTGCACTGCCTCCGAAGCCGGCACCCGTTGCCACCGAGCCCGCTCCCGCCGCGACGGCCATCGTCAAGGTCAAGGAGTGGGGCACGGTCGACGGCAAGCTGCAGCCAACGGACCTCCAGAGCGCCTGGCAGATCAGCAAGATGCTGTGCGCCAGCGGTCAGTACGGCAAGAAGTTCGGCACAGCCGAGGCCGTGTTCGCCGTGCTGATGCGGGGGCGCGAGCTGGGCATCAGCGCCGGCACCGCGCTGCTCGGCTTCCACGTCATCGAGGGCAAGCCGAGCGCGAGCGCCGATCTCCTCCGGGCCCTCGCCGAGGGGGACCCCAATTGCGAGTACTTCATGCTCGTCTCGTCCGACGACAAGCACGCCACCTGGGAGACCAAGCACAAGAAGCACCCGAGGCCCAAGCCCTTCACCTACACCATCGAGCAGGCCCTGCTCGTCCCCGAGTACTGGAAGAAGGACAAGTGGGGCAACGACCCCAACTGGGTCAAGCGCCCCGAGGACATGCTGATCAAGACGGCGGGCTCGAAGCTCGCGCGCCTCGTGTACCCTCGCGCCTGCCTCGGCCTCTACTGCGCCGAGGAGATGGGCCTCCAGACGTACGAGGAGGCCGCCGCATGAGGACCGCCGCCAAGCGCTCGACCGTCACCGTCATCAGCGGCGAGGTCAGCCTCGAGGAGGTGGTCAAGTGGATCAGCCGGGAGCTGCCCATCCCCAAGGGCTCCGAGGTCAAGGTGTGGGTCGGCGATGACCCGCTCGACATGGCCGTCAACCTCGGCAACCCCCTGCGCTTCACGGTGCAGTGGACGGGGTCGGAGGACCTGGCCCTGCAGGCTACCACTCGCGAGGTTGGAGCCTAGCCCGCCCCGCGAACCGCACCCAGTATTCGAGCAGAGCGTCGCCGATCACTTCGGCGGCGCTCTTGTTTTGTGCAGCCGCGATGCGCGCTACCCGCTCCGCCAGCTCGGGGGTGAGCACAGGCACTCGCGAATGAGAGCGACCCACTGATGGGCCTTGCGCCACTCGTTCGTCGGGAACCTGAGCACCCTCCACCCGAGCAGCGTCGCCTGGTTCAACTTCTCGCAGTCGTTCCTCTGCCCCCCGTACGTGCGGTGGTACTTCCCGTCCACCTCCACCGCCAGCTTCTGGCTCGGGAAGGCGAAGTCGAAGCGCCAGCGCCTCGTCGGGTGGAACTGGTACTCGCGAACCAGGTCCCACCCCTCGATGGGGCTTTGCTCCAGAGCGGCGGCCAGGCATTCCTCCCCCTTACTCATCGTAGCGGTTCGGCGAGCGCTTGAGCACCACCGTCTTGGCCGAGGCGCGCGCCGCTGCCGTCGCCGAGTCGACCTGCTTGCGGATGCCCTCGACGTCCTTGAACGTGAGCGGGTGGGGCGGGTCGCCCTTCGGCTCGCTCAGCTTGACGATGACCCACTCGATGCCCTTGAGCGCGTAGAGACCGAGCGCGCGGGTGAGGCGCGGGGGGATCTTCATTGGCCCCTCACGAGCTGGAAGTGCGGCATGTCGATGAGCGGGTGCTTGCCGGGGCGTGCCTTCCGGAAGCGCGCCCCGTACGCCTCGATGGCTTCTTCGAGGTGGTCGGGGTCGAGACTCGCGAGCTCCCGGTCCCAGACGCCACCCCATACGAGCCGCACCGACAGGTCCCGGCTCGCCTGCAGCATCACCCTGGCGACCGCGAGGCACAGCGGCGCCTGCCACTGCAGCCGCCCCTCGATGTACGGCACGAGGTCGACGGCGTGCCCGTCGAGGTGCTCGCTGTCGAGCGTGCGGCTCACGCCCGAGGCGAACAGAACCTTCTGCCGCTCGAGCGAGCGCCGCCCCTCGTGCACCCCGAAGTCGACCGGGGTGCGTTTGATGGCGTAGCGCACGCAGCACACGAGCTTGGGCTGCACGTCGAGCAAATGCGCCTCACTGGTTTTGCCGAGAAAGAACGTCATCGGTCCTCCGCTGTGACGAGAATGACCAGCGCCCACACCGCGAGCACCGCGATGACACCGACACGATCTGCGGCGCCATCACAGCCCCACCCCCTTGAGGATGTCGGCGAGCCAGGGCCACTGCGTCGCGAGCACCTTGAGCACGACGAGACCCACCGTGCCGCCGACGGTGTACTTGCCCCCGCCGAGCGCGAAGTGCGCGGCCCGAGCCGACACGGGGACAGCCGGCTCCTTCTTCTCCTCGCTGTCCTTGCCGCCACGCAGCAACGCCAGCTCGCGATGGAAGATGTCCATCCGCCCGTTGACGGTGCCCGAGAGGCCATCAGACTGGCGCGCCATCTTGCGCTGGACGTGCAGCACTTCGGTGCTCGAGGCCCACGCCTTGCCGAGCACGATCTCGATCTCGCTGAGCTTGTCCATCAGCTGGGCGTTGCTCGGCTGCTTGCGAGTGAGCAGCGCGAACGGCTCGCTCGGCACGCGCGGGGGCGGCGGGATGACGGGATGCCGCTGAGTGCTCGGCGGCTCATCCTCCTCGACCACCACCACCTCCGGTTCCTGATGACGAGGCGGCAGCGGCGGCGGCTTCACGGCGCTCCTGCGTCCGGGTGTTGCACCTTGCAGGCGTGCACCCGCTCCCAGATGTCGACCGCATCGTAGATCGTCAACATCCCCGGGTCTGGCGGTAGGACTTTGAGCGCGTCGAGCTGACACCGCGCCATAGGTGAGAGCTGCGCTCCTGTGCCACAGGCCCAGACGATGAGGGCAACCACCGCGCTCGACACGACCCCCACACCGACCTTGACCGATGGGCGCATACGCACCTCCTTCGATACATACTACTGCACGGATGCACCGGGGTCAAAGTTGACCGGCGATTGACGCGCAGCTACGTTCTGTCAGCGTTCTTCGGTGTGACTCGCGTCTGGGCAGCCAGAACGGTGGTGGCGGGACCGGTATCCCGTCTCAGGCTGGGCTCGTTCCTATAGCCCCAATGCGTCGACCCCCGCGCAGGCCGTAAGGGGGCGCTTCATTCCAGGTCCGTTGCACGCCGTGCAACACCTGCCAGACTGAAGGCATGGGGAATCAAGGCTTCACCCCCCGGGGTGATACGTGGATGGTGCTCGCTCTGGTAGTGGTGCTGGGTGCTCCGGCGGGGTGTAGCGCTCCCCCCGTTCTCCCGCCGGAGCGACCTAACGATGCTGGCGCCGACGCTGGCTGCGGCCCGAGCTTCGACGAAGCAGTCGAAGCCTTCGCGCCCGAGCGCGTCTGCCAGACCATCGTCTACGATCGCGTGACGGGGTACTGCAGCTTCTGGCACCCGTGCTCGGAGCTCACGAGTACTCCTCGACGATGACGATGCCGGGGGAGCCGTTGCCGCCTGCGCGGTCCGTCGTGCTGGCGAGCGATAGCCCGCCACCGCCACCTGCGCCGGGCCCGCTCGCGGCTCCGCCGTTGCTGCTGCCCGTCACGAAGGCCACGCCACGCCCAGCGCCGCAGCCCTCGTAGCCGACGCCGCCGTTGCCGGCGTTGCCCCACGGCGTGCCCTCGAGGTTGAAGGCGTAGCCCGGCGCCCCTTCGTCGCCCTTGCCCCGCCAGAACGCCCCGGTCGCGCTGGGCAGCGTGCCGCCGTCTCCGCCGTACGCAGCGACGGGCGTGGCGCTCAGCGTGCCCAAGCCTCCGCCTGAGCCGCCAGGGGCCGTGCGTGTTGCACTGCCGTCGTGGAACGTGGTGTCGCCACCGTTGCCACCGACGTCGGCGGTAGCGCCCGTACCGCCGGCGCCGATGGCGTAAGCACTGGACGTGGGCACGGCCGTGATGTCGAGCCGCAGGTCAGCGCCCGCGCCGCCGCCGCCGCCCGCTGCTGCGCCCACCGCAGTGCCGCCGCCCTCGATGCCGCCACCGGCGCCGCCTCCGCCCTTCATGCGCACGACGGCACGACGGGTGCGCAGGTTGTACGTGTGGGTGCCGCTGCCCGTGAGGTAGACCGTGCGCGCAATGAGGCGGCCTGCCCCGCCCTCGGCGATGACGCGCCAGCGGCTGTTGGCGTAGAAGACCGTTCCCTGGATTCCGGCTCCGACGATGTCGAGGGCGTCGAGCATCACCATCCGGTTCGTCGAGGTGGCCGTGGCGTCTTCGTAGAAGAGCGTCGCGACTTCGCTCTGCGACAGTGCCAGGCGGAACCAGAAGCCGTCAGTCTTCGCCGTGAAGCCTTCGAACTGGTAGGCGCCCGCCGGGCTCGACACGATGAGGGTGCCGCCGACGTCGAGCGTCGAGATGTTGACGGTGCCCTGGTTGCCGCTGATGCCCGTCAGGGTGATGGTGCTGGTCGACCCCGCGGTGGCGGCAATGGTGACGTCGAGCTCCTGATCTGTCGGGTCATCTACGGGGGTGATCGTGATGCCCGTGCCGGGGATCAGGTTCAGGCGACGGCGCACGTAATCGGTGGCGCCGCTGTTGACGCGCACGGTGTAGCGCGGGACGTTCGAAATGCGCCAGCGGGCGAACCCGCCGCCGTCCGTCATGTGGCGCAGGAGCGCGGCGTCGTTGTAGGCGTGCAGGAAGTAGGTGGCGCTGGCCGGGGTCCAGATGCTGTCGCTGTCGGTGTTGTTGTCCCGGAGCTCGAGCCAGCCGTCGGTGCCTTCCTTCCGGATGGTGACCTCGACGCCCGCGTTGCCGGCGCCATGCGAGATGCCGGTGATGATGACGGCGCCGTTGCTCGTGGGGTTGACCAGGACCTCGGTGGTCGTGGCCGCGAGCGTCAGCTTGTAACTGCCCGGGGCGAGGTTGAATGTTTCGCGCGAGTCGCTGGCAACGTGGTGCGCCCAGTTGGGGATGTTGTTCCGCAGCACCCGCGTCGTGGCCTGGCCCGGCGTGTTGAGCAGCGGCCCCGTCAGCGACCCAAGCAGACGGTTGCCCTCGATGACGTAGTTGTCCGAGCCGCTCGCAACGCTGATGCCGTAGCGGTGACCGTCGGTCGCGCCCGTCGCAGTGCCAATGTGGCAGTTGGCGATGGTGAACCGGTCGGCGCCGTTGGTAACCTCGATGCCGTCGCGCGTGTTCGTGGTCGTGAGCCCGATGCTCGCGAACGTCATGTCGGCAATGATCCCGTCGCTGGCCGCGACGGTCATCCCCGCCTTTGCCGTGCCGAACACCTCGCCGCCGACGAATTCCCAGCCGCCGCTACAGCCCGACCCGATGACGATGCCGGAGCCTTCGAGAACGCTGGTCACGAAGACCTGGTTCATGCGCGCCGCCGCCCCCGCCGAGAGCGTGATGCCGCTGGTGAAGGGGTGGTCGATCTGCAGGTTCTGCACGCGGGTAAAGAGCGGCGTCGACCCGGAGCCTGGCGCGCTGTCCGAGACGGCGAGTCCCGTGCCGCCCTGCAGGGTGCCGCAGTCGATGACCTCGAAAGTGTGCGCGTAGCTATCTTGCAGAAACCATGTCATCAGCGGCATCGCAAACACCCAGTTCACGCCCCCATCGCTGATGGTCGTCGAGTGTGCGTTGCCGGGGGTTGTGCCGCTGCCGCTCGGCGCGGTAGCCCCGCTCGTGCCGTTCGAGATGGCCTGGTAGATGGCGCTATTGGAGAAGACGATGTTGCCGATGACGTAGGCGTGGCCGCTGGCCCACACCGAGGCGGCGCCGACGACGGCCGCGGGGTAGTCGGTGCCGCATACGCACTGCTCGAAGCGGACGGCGTGGTTGTAGAAGCCGCCCGAGCCATGGGCGAGGAAGCCGAAGACGCCGTACAGGTCAGAGAGGTGGGTCTCTTTGATGTCCGTGAAGACCGTGTTTAGAATCTCCACCCCAAAGCACATATTGGTGATGACCACCTGGTTCATGTGCGCGCGGTAGGTCCCATCGAACTTGACGGCCCACCCTCCGGTGTAGATGCGGGCGCCAACGATCCACAGGTTCTCCAGGCTGCAGTACTGGCCCAGGAAGAACGTGAAGACGTCGATGTTGGTGGGCGAGTCGACCTGCAGGATGGTGCCACCGTTGAAGGCGCCACGCCCGATGATGCGGATGTTGTTGTTGGTGATCGTGGTCAGCGCGGCGGTGATGCGGTGCCGGCTGCCCAAGTAGATGACGCCGGGGGCGGCGTTGGCGGCGGCGATGGCGGCGTTGATGGCGGCAGTGTCGTCGCCCGCCAGTGACCCGCTCGCATTGAACGGGTACGCCATGACGTCGTAGATGGGGGCGCCCGGGAAGATGGCCGAGAGCGTGCGGAAGTCGACGGTGTTCGCCGCCGTGCTCGTCGCCAGAAACTGCCGGGGGCCATCGGCGGGTCCGATGGCGGTGCCCGGAACCGTCGTGCCCTGACTCGCGACGCCCGGAATGAACGAGAGCACCACCTCGTCGCCATCAACGAATGGGTTTTCGTCGGGGGCGCCCTCGATGGGACTGATGACCAGGTCCCAAAAGACGCCATTGTTGGCCATCGAGGTGAGGTCTGCCCGCAGAAAGCGGTTCGGATTCGTGGCGTGGCTGAGCGTGACAGTGCCGAGCGGCTCCGTCACGCTGCCCGCCATTACGTTGAACCAGGGGGCAACGTTCTGAAGGCGCGCGTTATTGACCTGCGCGATGATGCGCGTCGCTGCGTGCTGGTCCGTATCGTTGAGCCGCAGGCGCCCCTCGGACGGGTCGGCGTCGGCGGTCGCTTCCGAGAAGTAGAACTGCAGCGGGTTGCCGCTCGGCGCGTTGTCGCGTACCCGCAGGTAGGTGTCGTTGACCTTGCTGCGCGCAGAGCGCACGACCGGGACGAGCTCCCGATTGAGGTAGTCGATCAGGTTCTCGATCGTCGCCCGCCCAGTGAACGGACGGATCGCTTGCACGACGCCAGTGCTACCGTTCTGGTAGCCCGACTCGCGCTGCGTCTGACTCAGCTGCCTATTGTCGCACGCCATCGAGCGCCCTTAGTGTTAGTTGTCGACCAGCAGCGCTCCGTCTGGCACCTTGCTCGTCGCCTTGTGGCTGTTGAGCGCCATCTGCGGCTGGAAGATGGTGAGCTGCTCGGTCGCGTTCGTGTATTGAAAGCGCACGTCCTTGTACATGCCGATGTACACCTCGTCGGTGTAGACGTCGGCCACCGCTGCGGCGTTGTCATCGTCGGCGTCGGCGGTCGTCTTGCTGTAGAACGGCAGCCACGTCGTGCCCTTGTCCGTCGAGTAGCTGCCGGTGATGGTGCCCGTCGCGGTGCCACCGTCGCTCGCCGTGCGCAGGCTGAACTGGAACCACTGCTGCCCGAGCAGATGCAGGCTGCCGCCGGGCGGATAGGCGGTGACGCTGTTGAACAGGGTGACGGTGCCGGACGTTGCCGGGATGCCCGCGGTGTACTCGATGATGGTCTGGTCGTTCATGGCTCGCTTTCAGGTCAGGGGCTCGAAGCGCATGAGCGCCTCCCGAGCGGTCGATGTCAGCAGCCCCTGGGTAGCGCCGGGCATCTTCGCGTTCATTACAAAGAAGTTGCGGCCCAGCGTGCCAAGGAGGCCGCTGGTGCCCGAGGTATCGATGGCGCCGATGGTCCACGTTCCCGTGGCTGCGGCCAGGGCTGCGGGCAGGTTGTCGACCGTGGTGGCGACCAGCACGTTGTCGACGAAGAGCGAGTGCCTGGCAGCGAGGGCGGCGGTCCCATCGTACTCGATGGAGATGAAGTGCGCCGCACCCGTCGTGATGGACGCCGCCGCGTTGGAGCCGGCGCCGCCCGCCGCGCCGCCCGTGCGGTCATGTGCTCCCGTCGCGAGGAAGTCCGAGCGGCCCCGGCTCGCGCTGGCGCCTGCGGCTCCCGTCTGGCTCCACGGGACGCGGGTAGAGGCGAGGTTCGTCAGGTTCAGCCAGAAGGCAAAGCCGATGGCGGTCGTGCCGTTGTTGTTCGCGTGGAACGGCACTACCAGCACGTCGCCCCCGTCGAGCGTCATGCTGCCGTTGGCCTGCCCCGTGGGCTGTAGCCCCGCCGTGCCCTGCGTCGCTGGGCTCGAGGGGTTCAAAATGTCGGGCATGGAGGCGACCCCGCCCGAAAGCGTCGCGTTGCGCAGCCAGCTCGTCACGGCGCCGAGCGTGATCCCGTTCGGGTCGAACACCACGAGCCCCGCCCCGTCGACCACCTTGCTGACGGGCTTGCGCGAGGCGAGCGACAGCACGGCGTCGAACACCGTCAGCTGCTCGACCGCGTTCGTGTAGGTGAAGCGGACGTCCTTGTAGGTCCCGACGTAGACCTCGTCCGTCACCACGTCGCCCGTCGCCGCCGCGTTGTCGTCGTCGGCGTCCGCCGTGCTCTTCGAATAGAAGGGGACCCAGGTCGTGCCCTTGTCGACGCTGTAGCTGCCCGTGATCGTCCCCGTGGCAGTCCCGCCGTCGCTCGCGGTGCGGAGCGAGTATTGGAACCACTGCTGCCCGAGCAAGTGAAAGCTCCCGCCCGGGGGGAACGCCGTGGCGCTGTTGAAGAGCGTGACCGTTCCGGTCGTGCCGCTCGGGATGCCTGCCGTGTAGCCGAGCGTGGTCTTCACCGGTGCCTCCGCTTCTGGGTCGAGCGCCGCTTCTTCTTCGGCAGGCGCTTCTTGGTCTGCTCGTCCACGACGGCTTGGCGCCGCTCGGCGTAGCCCTCGCTGGCCGTGCGGGAGCTGGCCTTGCGCCGCTCCCGGTCCTGCTCGTCATCGATGACGGCGGCCCTGCCGGCAGCGCCCATGCCCACGGCGCCGAGGGGGCCCTCGAGCGCTTTGATGGCGGGGTAGGCGAAGCGGATGTTGCCCGCGTCGAACGCGCGCGGGACGAAGCTGAAGAGCCCGTCGCCGCTCCGCTTGGCCGTGAACGAATTGAGCTTGTCGAACTTGTCGAGCAGCACCGGCACCCGAGTCCGCTCGAGGTCGCGCCGCACGTCAGGCCCCGCCTTGTCGGCGGCGGCACGGAGGGACTTGTCCCGTTGCCGGCTCGGCTTGCGGGCGAAGCCCACGACCGAGTCGTTGCCCGTGTCGTGCTCGCCGCCGGGGGCGACGTGCTTCTCCATCGTCTGCGCGGCTTTGATGTCCTTGCTCTGCCGGTTCTTGAACTTGCTCCAGCCGCCGGGGCGGCCGTCCATGGGGCGCGCGTCCCGGTCGCGCCGGACCGCCTTGTCGAGCTCGGCGACGTCGCGGTCGAGCGTGCCGTTCTTGCCGCGGTAGGCGCCGATCGAGTCGAGCAGCGTCTCGGTGTGCTCGGCGCTGTGGGCCCGGGGCACGACATAGACCCGGTCGTAGCCCTGCGCGCGCAGCTCCCCGGCGAGCCCCTTGGGGCGCTCTGGGGGCTTGCTGGCGCGGCCTTCCCCGGTGACCCGCACGGGAGGCTTCTTCGGAGCCTCGGGCGCAGGGGGGCGGCGACCCGGTAACGCGTTCTTGGTGCCGTAGCGCGGCCCCTCCCGCACCGGCTCCCGCTTGCTCGGCACGCCAGGGACGCTGTCGGGGGCGCCCGGCGTGGCGCGTGCGGGACTTGCGGCTCGCCCCGGCGCGCTGCCCCGCTCGATGGTCTCTGGCGGCGAGAGCGCGGGGGCGCCGTTGGGGGCCGGCTTCGTCGGCAGGGGGGGCGCCTTCTCGCTGCGGGTCGAGCGACGCAGGAGCACCTGGTTCTTCTCGTCGAGGAAGGACTGCGCCTCCTCCGGCGTCAGCTCCACCGCGCCCCGGGTGGGCTTGATCGTGACGTCGTCCAGCTCCTGGTTCCAGAGCTTCTTGGTCGCGGCGCCCTTGTCGGGCGTGCCGACCGCGTCGGGGACTTCGCCGCGCCCGGCGCGCGCCTCGGGAACGCGCCTCTCCGTGTCGCCGCGCAGCTGCTTGAGCGCCGTCTTGTGAAACTCGTTCACCCGCAGCGGCGCCTGTCCCTCGGCGGAGGGATGGAAGGCTTCGTTCTCGCCCTTGGTCTTGGCGTAGGTCTCCGAGGCGTTGTTCGCCGAGGCCTCCCGGATCTTCGGGGCGACGCGCTCGGCGAGCACCTCCTCCGCCGTGTCGCCCGTCTTCTGCGCCTCGGCCGCCGCCGCCTTCACGTCGGCAGGCGTGCGGTAGCCGCGACCAAACTCCGGCTGCACCCCGGCTCGCTCGAGCTTGCCCGGTAGCCCCTTGTACCGCTGCCCCTCACGGACCCAGTTACCGACCCCGCCGGCTACCGCTTGGGCGGCGCCGCCGTAGGCGCCGAACTTGCCGCCGCTCTTGCCCGCTTCGAGGACCCGACCACCCGCCGCCTCGAGGTCCTCGACGCCCGGCGTGGGGTCGCCCTGCGCCAGTGAGGCGGCAGCCCGCACGCCCTCGCGAGCGACCTGATCGACGGCGCCCGCTGCGGCGCCACCCACGGCGCCTGCCCCCGTCTTGACGATGGCGCCCGGCAGCCCCGTCTGCGGCGCCTTCTTGGTGATCCCCGCCGCCGCCTCTTGGATGGTGTCCCAGAGCGCGTTGCTCGCCGTCCACGGGCGCAGCGCGCGGATGCCCTGCTCGGCCGTCTCGGACACGAGCCCCGCCACCTTGGCCGCTGCGCCCTTCACGAGGCCGGGTGCGATCCCCGCGATCTGTCCTGCCCGGTAGAGGTTCGGGTGCTCCTCGGCGAGCATGTCGTTCGTCTCCGACGCGCCGAGCCCCTCGGTGTCCGCCGTCTCGAGGACGCCGCCATGGATCTCGCGACCCTTGCCGAGCTTGGCCGTCACCTCCGGCGGCTCGGGCTCGCGGGGCCCGCTGCTCTGGATGTCGGTGAGCGAATTGCCGAGGCCGCTCTCCTGCGCTGCGCGCGCCGCGCCGAAGTTGGCCGTGTCGTCCTCGCCCATCACGAACGCGCTCAGGCCCTCGAAGGCCGGCACCCCCGCCGCCCCGAGCTTGAGCCCGAGCGACTGGACCGCGCCGCCGAGGCTACCGTCCTGGAGCCACGGCGCCTTGGAGTAGCGGTACGCCGAGCGCCCCGACTTCGCCGCCGCGTCCGCCGTCTCGCGCCAGTAGTAGTCCTGCACCGACTTGGCCAGCGCGCTGTCGGGAGTCAGGTTGAGGATGTCCTGGGGGTGGGGGATGAAGTCGCTGTGGCTGATGGTCGGGATGAGCTCCGGGTGCTCGAGCAGCTTCTGCCGCACCTTGGCCATCGGCATGTCGTAGACGATGACGGGCGAGCCCGTGGCGCCGGGCGTCTGCCGCATCCACTCGTCGGCTGCCGCCTCGTCGCCGTCCGGATGCGTCGTCGCCGGCTGGGTCGCGAGCGCCTGCGCACGTAACGGCAGCGCCGGGTCGAGCTTCTTCTTGAGCCCGTCCACGAGCGACGCCTCCGTCGGCGCCTGCCCCTGGATGACGGAGTACGGCTCCTCGGGAGCCGAGCCGCCCGCGCTCTTCTGGAACCCACCCTCGTAGGCGGATAGCTCCTCGAGCAGCTTGCGCCGCACGGGCTCGCTCAGCCCCTCGCGTCCCGCGTAGGCCTTGGCCTTCTCGTAGTTCGCTGCCGTCACCGTCATCGCAGGATGTCCAGTACCTCGGCGTCGAGGTCGTTCTCGGGGTCAGGCGCGGCGCTGCCGCCCTCGCTGCCCAGGCCATAGAAGGCGGCGATGCTGTCGTTCGTGATGTCGCCGCCGTCCGCCGGGCGCCACGCGGGGTTATCTTGCCACGCCTTGCTGCCCTTCTTGTAGACGACCGTGCCCGGCGGGGCGCCGATGAAGGCGGGCGCTGCGACGGCCATCACGTAGTCCTCGGGCGGGCTGTCGGCGGTGATGCCCTTGTCCTTGAGGTACTTGATCGCGTACGGCAACTGCTGCGCCGGAGTCATCTGGCGCAGCTTCTCCGGCGAGGTGCCGAGCGACTTCGCAACGCTCGGCATGAACTGGATGATGCCCGTCGCGCCGCTCTTGCTGTTGACCGCGTCCGCTCGGCCACCGCTCTCGGGCCCGATGACGATGCCCATCTTGTCGGGGTCGAGGTCAGCCTCCGCCGCCTGCGCCACCAGCTCGTCCTGGAATTCGGCGTCGGCGGGGACGTTGCTGCCCTGGGGCTTCTGGTCGTCGGCGTCGGCGTCTCCCTCCTCGTCCTCCTCCTCGCGCGCGTCGAACTGCTCCCGCATCCACGCCGGCATGGTGCCCATGGCGGTGTCGATGACGCCGTGGGCGCCTTCGGAGGCGAAGCGACTGGGGCTGCTGTCGGCCTTCTCCCGCTCGGTGTCGAACCAGTTGAAGACGGCGTCCCGGTCCTCGTCGCCGAGGCGCTGGGCAAACGCGATCATGCTCGTCTTCGAGCCCTCCCAGTAGCCGCCCTGGATCTGTTTCTTGATCCAGGCCTGCGCCTTCTCCGGGAGCGAGAGGTTCTCGTCGCCCGTCATGCGCATGGCGTCGGCTTCCGTCTGGGGGCCCTTGTTCTTGGACAGGGTCATCAGGAAGTTGATGGCCTTGGAGTCGTTGGTCTCGTCGTCGTCACTCAGCATCTCGACGACCAACTTCGCCGACGAGGCGGCGTCGATTCGGTCCTTGACGCTGCCCGTCTTGAACGACGTGGTCGTGCGCCGAGCGCCCTGGTCGACTTCCGCCTCCTGGTCGTGCGGCGAGAGGGTGTCGTCCTTCTCCTTCTGCGCCTTGAGCTGCAGGCCCTGGTTGATGGCGGAGTCCGGACCCGAACGCATCTTCTGGTAGAGCTCGAGCCGCTTGTCGGCGGGCATGCCCGCCATCGCTTCGACGCCGGCCTGGGTCGAGCCTGCGCTGCCCACGTGAGTGTCGGGGTACGCCTCGGTGAAGGCGCTGAGCGCCGGCTTGAGCCGCTTGAGCGTCGACATCTCCATCGCGCCCGTGTCGATGACGTCGTTCGGGACGGAGCCCGAGATGTCGGCCTCGTCCTTGCGGATGGGCTGGCCTCCGTGCTCGCGGGCGTACTGCTGGGCGATGAGTGCCTGGGTGTAGGCGTCCCCCATCGCCAGCTGCGCCGGCTGCATGCCGAGCCCGCCCACCGAGACGTCGGCGACCTCGTCCCCGCCAAACTCGCCCGACGTCTCCATGTCGGCATCGCCCGGTGTGAGCGCGTCGGCGGTCGCCTCGTCGAATTCGGGTTCGTCCGGGTCCGCCACGAGCTGCTGGTCCGTCGCCGTCGGGGCGGTGCCCTCGGGGCGCAGGAGTGGGTCGCCGAGGTTGCCCCGCTCGTCTTCGGGGTAGCCCATCGCGCCGAGCCGAGAGAGGGACTGCTCCGAGGTCTCCCCCTCGCCGTAGCCTTGGGTCTGGGCGAGCCGGGCCGCCTCTGCCTGGTCGTCCTCGGCGGTGTCTGGGACGTAGCGGTAGCGCCCCTCGCC